ACCATCGCCCGCGAGGCCGTCCTAGATAAGCTGGCGAGCGAGGCGCAGGAGCAAGGCATGGGCTATGAGTGAGATTCAAGAAGTTTGGTCACTGGTCATTGTGTTCGGCGTCTTGTTTACGGTGGCGAGCATAGCCGTTGTGGCCCTGCTCTGGGCGGTGTTTTACCTGAACGACGTGATCCGCGACCTGCGCTTTGAACTTGAAGTCGCGCAGGACGAATGTGATTCGCTGACACGGTGGATCGACACGCTGGAGGTTAGGCTTGAGGAGGATGACCAGTGAGTGACTTCGCTAAAGACTTTATTTCGCTGGAAGATGGGTATTACTACTACTGGCCCCATTCCGGGAAGGGTGCCTTCAGCGCCGACAACTTGAGAGCCATCGCAGACGAACTAGATCGAAAAAACAAGCCTTGGGACGATCAGGTGCAAGCATACTTTAATGAGGCCGACCAGTGAACTTCCGACGCCCCACCGCCTCAGACCTGCCCGTTCGCTTTGTCGGACACGTTATGCCAAGTCATCCAGCCCGGCCTGTTACAGACTGGATGGAGGCGACAAGGTATCGACCGGACCAGAAAGAGCGGTCCTACGTTTGGCCAAACCTGACACGAAAGGTACCGTGGTGATGACCTACCCACCCGAACTGCAAGACTACTACGACGCGCACGACGCTATGATGGACGCGGAGCGTTGGGGATACGAAGCAACGTGGTCTACCTATTACGGCGACTACAAAGTCGCCCGGGCGAGCGCCGTCAAGGCTGGCCATCTGCCTGAGAAGCCGGAGTTTGGATGATGCCCGCGCATACGACTTGGACGGACGAAGAACACGAGACCCTTGTACATATGTGGGGGGCAGGGCACACCGCCGCCGAGATCGCTAAGGCTCTAGGAAAGACCCGGTACTCCGTGCTCGGGCGCGCCCACAGACAAGGTATTAGCCGTAACGGAGTACCCCTGTCGTGGTGGAGGAAGCCGGATGAAGGTTAAGGAGGTTCACGCCGGGAGGCTGTACCGGGTAAAAACGCTCGGGCTTTTTGGGTTCGACGCCCTACCGGGCGGGTACCTGTGGGTGGCGGAAGAGTCCGGGCAGTTATCCACCAAAGGGGGCAGCTACGTTCGCACGCCGTTCCCCTTTCGCTCTGTGGCTACTGGAGAAGTCCTTGAAATGTCTCCAAGGTATCTGGATCAGCTCGGGCTGGAGGAAGCCGATGGCGGCGACACCTGAGATAATCATAGCGGGGAGGCTGTACCGGGTAACGCATGATCCATACGGGGCGTTCGCGGGTCACCAAGGGTACCTTTACGTCGCGGAGGAGTCCGGGAGGGTAAGCCGTAGGGGTATCCCGTCGGCGGCACCAATTCCTTTCCTATCCGTGGCTACCGGCGAGACGCGCTACATATCCGGGTTGGCGATAACCTTTTACCAACTGGAGGAAGCCGATGACGGCGACACCTGAGAAGAAGGTTAAGGCCCGGGTGGAGGCCATGCTCAAGGCTAGGGGGGTTTACTATTTCTTCCCGGCCACGCATGGTTACGGACGGAGTGGAGTCCCTGACATCGTCGCCTGTGCCCGTGGGCAGTTCCTAGCCATAGAGTGCAAGGCCGGGAACAATAAACCCACGGCGCTACAGGTACGGGAACTGGAGCGCATAAAGCAATCCGGTGGTGTAGGATTAGTAATCCGTGAAGACAACTTCGACGAGCTAGAGCAACTGCTGGAGCAACTATGCCGGTCCTGACCATCGACTTCGAAACTTATTACGATACGGACTTCAGTCTGTCCAAGATGACGACTGAGGAATACATCCGGAGTCCACGGTTCGAGGTGATCGGGGTAAGTGTAAAGGTAGAAAGCGAACCCCCCCGCTGGTTCTCCGGCAACCTGTCCGACACCTACAAGTGGCTCCTGCGCTTCCCGTGGGCTACCTCCATCGCCGTGGCGCACAACGCCGCCTTCGACATGGCCATCCTGAACTGGATTTTCGATATCCGTCCGGCGCGGATCGCGGACACGCTCTCTATGGCTAGGGCGATAGACGGACCGGATGCAGGGAACAGCCTCGCCAAGCTGGCGGAACGCCACGGCCTCGGGGTCAAGGGCAACGAGGTCATCAACGCGCTAGGCAAGCGCCGACTGGATTTCTCCCCGGCGGAACTGGCGAGGTACGGGGAGTACTGCTGCAACGACGGCGACCTGACCTACGACCTGTTCAACAAGCTGGCGACCGGGTTCCCCCTAGCGGAGCTGCGGACCATCGACCTGACCATCCGTATGTTCACGGAGCCAGTGCTGGGTCTGGACCGGGAAGTGCTGGAGGACCACCTCGGACAAGTGCTGGACCGCAAGGCGAAGCTGCTCGACGGGGTAGGCATCTCCTCCGAAGACCTTATGAGCAACGACAAGCTCGCCCGGGTCATTGCCGACGTAGGCGTGCATCCCCCGACCAAGATCAGCCCCACCACCGGTAAGGAGACTTGGGCCTTCGCCAAGAACGACGAGGAGTTCAAGGCCCTGCTGGAGCATGAGAACGAGCTCGTCCAAGCCATCGTGGCTGCGCGGCTAGGGATCAAGTCCACGCTGGAGGAGACCCGGACCCAACGGTTCATCGACATTTCCAAGCGCGGGACCCTGCCCGTGCCCCTACGCTACTACGCAGCTCACACGGGGCGCTGGGGTGGCGACGACAAGATCAACCTCCAGAACCTGCCCCGCAAGTCTCCCCTGAAGAAGTCCATACGCGCCCCCGAGGGGTTCCTGTTGGTGGACTGCGACTCCAGCCAGATCGAGGCCCGGACCCTGGCTTGGCTGGCTGGGCAGAACGACCTTGTCCAGTTCTTCGAGAGGAACAACGCCGAGATCGCGGCGGGCGTTGCCAAGGCGGACATGCAGTTCGACCCCTACAAGATCATGGCCTCCGGTATCTACGGGGTACCTGTGTCGGAGGTGACGGACGACCAGCGGTTCGTGGGCAAGACTACTATCCTTGGCAGCGGCTACGGCATGGGAGCGGCGAAGTTCCAAGCCCAGCTCAAAAACTTCAAGGTGGATATGGAGCTTGAGGAGTGCAAGCGGATCATCAACGTGTACCGACGCACCTACCCGCGCATCGTGGACTTCTGGAGTCGGGCCGACATGGCGCTGGAAGCCATGATGCAGAACATGACCGCACCTCTGGACGACATAGGGGTCCTGCTCGTTGGGCAGGGCAACTCCATCCGCCTGCCGAACTCCCTCCTTATCCGCTACGAGAATCTGCGTAAGTGGGTGGACCCCAAGGACGGCAAGACCCGCACCATCTACGACACCAAGAAGGGCAAGAGCATCGTGCCCAAGTCCACGTGGGGCGGCGCGGTCACGGAAAACGTCTGTCAGGCGGTGGCTAGGATCATCATCGCTGGGCAGATGCTCAAGATTGCGGAACGATACAAGGTGGTTATGACCGTCCACGACAGCGTGGTGGCCGTGGTTCCGAAGGACAAGGCCGACGAGGCCCGGGCTTATATTGAGGCGTGTATGAGGACCCCGCCCCCGTGGGCGCAGGGCCTGCCTCTTAACTGTGAGAGCAAGATGGGAGAGACCTATGGCGGATGAACCGCAACTGCACGACCTGACCAAGATGCTGCTAACGCGGCTGGAGAGCAACCCGGAGGAGTTTAGTACAGGGAAGAGTAGGTCTAACTTCAAGTGGTACTACGCCGTCGAGGCGGTGCGCGAGCATGGGGCCAAGCTGGACAAGGAGACCCTGAACGCCGCCCTGCATAAGTTCCAAATGGACGAGGCGCACGTAGCTGCGTTGAAGCTGCTTATGGACGCGGCGGACAACCAGAACGAACGTGTAGGTCAAGGTTCTACACGGGTACAGCATAACCCGCCCGGGCATCTGGGTATGTCCGGTATAAACCAAATGGGCGTCCCCTCTTTCGGCGGTAGCGGCGGCGGTTTCGGGGGTAACGGCGCCGCCAAGGCGTACAGCGATATGCTTAAGCGACAGTTCGAGCTGGTGCAGCAAGAAAAGGCGTTGGCCCTGTTCAAGTCCCAATACAACGCAGCGCATCAAACCCACGAACTTACCGTGGGTGGCGTAACAGCGACGATGACCCGGGATGAAGCCGAAGAACTTGGGCTAAAGTCTAAGGAAACCATCCGCCAAGCACTTAAGAGGAAGCTAGGACTATGAGCAACGACTACGAGTTTACCAACAACTGGTTTGCCCACGCGCCGGAGGTCTGGACGCACCTGATCCCCATGCTTCCCGGTACGCCAGGAGAGCGTAGCTTCCTTGAGATCGGCTCTTACGAGGGGCGCAGCGCCATCTGGATCGCGGAGAACATGATGCAGGGAGACGACAGCCTCTACAGCGTGGATACGTGGGAAGGGGGAGAAGAGCACTCCGCAGAGGACATGGACGCGGTCCTGCAAAGGTTTGCCCGAAACAAAGAGAAGCTGGAGAACCGAAAGAATGTAAATTGGCGCTATACCCGAGAGGCGTCGGTAGACGCTCTAGGAGAGCTGTTTTTTATCGGGAGTATGTTCGAGTTCATCTACATCGACGGGTCCCATCAGGCTAAGGACGTCCTGACTGACGCCTGCATGGCATGGCAAGTGCTCACCCCCGGGGGCATCATGGTCTTTGATGACTACCTGTGGGGGGACAAGCGGGACGTCCTGCACCGACCCAAACTGGCCATCGACGCCTTCGTCAACATCTTCGCAGAGGACCTGACGGTCCTGCATGTGGGTAACCAGCTAGTCGTTAAGAGGAACCAATGACCAACCTTGAGCTTTTTTTCGGCCTCGGGCTTGTCGGGGCCGCTGTATGGGTGGGTGTCTCCGCTGACATGCTAGCCCGCAGGGACGCGACGATCCGCGAGCTGCGGCATCAGCTTTCTGAGTTTCTGGATAACGCCCCACCACGGGACGAACGCGGGCGGTTTAGGAAGAGGAGGCCGTTTTGACCGCTAAGCAGCCCATACCGGGCATATTACCCGACCGGGTCCGGGAAGCCCTAGAGGAGACCCTGTTACCGTGGAACCTTGAGATCGGCGGCAAACACTGGAAGATCAAGCTGGACGGGAGGCTTGTCGGCGTCCTCCCGAAAAGTAAGAAGATGCACGACGCCAGTGGACGGCCTATAAAGAACACCATCGCCCAGATACGCAGGACGGCGAAGGAAATCAGAGGAAGCCCATGACCCCCTGCTCGAAGCCGCCGAGCACCGACAAGCCCATTCGGGTGAGGCTCAGGAGCGGGACCGAAACAGCCGTGTACCGCCCGGTGAAAGATTGGTGGTGGGGTAAAGCGACCGAGGCCGAGTTTGGCGAGAGTTGGCGGTCCAAGCTCCCGCTTGAAGTAGTAGCGTACGAGGAGAAGCCCGAGTGACAGCATGGTCCTATAGCAGCATCAAGACGTTCGACCAGTGTCCGAAGAAGTTCTTCCACCTACGGGTGGCTAAGGACGTGGAAGATGTTGCGGGTCCTGAGGCGAGCTATGGGACCGAGCTACACGCGGCTGCGGAGCTTTACATCAAGGACGGGACCCCCATCCCAGAGAAGTTCGCCTTTATCCGGCCATACGTTGAAGAACTGGATAAGCGCGCAGGGGTAAAGTACGCCGAGCTGAAGATCGGTGTGCGCAAGGAAGACGGTGCCTACCTGCCCTGCGGGTTCTTCGACAGGGGCGTATGGTACCGGGGTGTGATCGACCTGCTGGTGGTGGACGGACGCCGCGCGTGGATGATCGACTACAAGACCGGCAAGAGCGCCAAGTACGCCGATATGAAGCAGCTGGACCTGATGGCGGGCGCTGTGTTCACCCACTTCCCGGAGGTGGAGGTCATCAAGTCTGGGCTTCTGTTCGTCGTGAGCAAGGAGTTCCCGAAGAAGACCCACGTGCGCGAGAAGCAGGGGGAGTACCTGTCCGTCTTCGCCACCCAGCTTGACCGACTGGACAGCGCCAAGGAGAATGGGGTGTGGAACCCCAAGCAGGGTCCGCTGTGCGGCTGGTGCCCGGTGAAAGCCTGCGAGCACAATCAACCGAGGAGGGGCTGGTGAGGCTGGTACGCATCAAGGATTCTAACTTCGGGGCGACCGAAAACAGCTACCTGCAACGCAGGAAGGACAAGCACGGCTACATCTACCAAGTCGTAGACGAGCAGGCGCACGGAGCCGTCCTCGTAGCCAAGTCTGTCGCGACCGGGGCCGAGATCACGGTCATCAGCGCGCACGTTGAGGATTTACCCGTAGACGCGTAGCGGTTATCTTCCACGCCCATGGTCGAGCGTGCTCCCGTGGCGTGTAAGGTGTGCAGCAGGGTCTTCGAACCCCTGAAGTCCACGCACCTGTATTGTAGCCGCTACTGCCGGGAGCAGCGGCGCAGGATCACGGTCAAGTCCACGGAGTATCAGTACCGCAGTATCAGTGGGGACTGGCGCAGGTACTTTGGTCGCCTCTGCGCAACCAAGGGGCGCAGGAAATTTATTACCCCCCAAGACTGCCTAGACATACTAGAGAAGCAGCAAGGGCGTTGCGCGCTTTCTGGAGAAATTTTGACCTGCCGTTTAGAGCGCGGGAAACCTCGACCCACAAACGCCAGCATCGACCGGAAGAACCCCGGGGGGAGCTACGCGCCCGAAAATGTACAGCTGGTATGCTCTGTGCTAAACAGCTTCAGGGGCGCGACCCCCCTCAACGAGTTCATCAGCTGGTGTAAGAAGGTAGCCGCCCATGGCTAAGAAGCCCCGCAATTACAAGCGCGAGTACGAGCTGTACCACGGCAAGCCCGAGCAGATTAAAAACCGGAACGCCCGCAACGCGGCCCGGGCGAAGCTCATGAAGGCGGGCAAAGTGCATAAGGGCGACGGCATGGACGTGGCGCACACAAAAGCGTTTGACAAAGGCGGGAGCAACGGCGACGGTGTGCGGGTGGAGCCTGCGTCGAAGAACCGTTCCTTCGCCCGGGACTCGAAAAACAACCTCGTCTCCGAGACAAGCAAGAGAGAGCGTAAGCGGAGACGGTAGGCCACTTGGAGCAAACTGGTGGAGATCATCGCCAACCGGGCGCTGCTGGTCAGCGCCGAAGACCCGGACCGTATCACCGGGTCCATCCGCAAGAGCGCCGACACCAAGGAGGGCGTGGTCGTCCACTGGGGCCTCGATGAGGCTGAGACGCTCGTCAAGTTGGGCGTCAATGACGTACCTTCTCCCATTCTGCGTAACTACGAGTGGACCGGTAAGCTCACCCCGTTCGCCCACCAGAAGACCACGGCCTCATTCCTGTCCCTGCGGCGCAGGGCGTTCTGCTTCAACGAGCAAGGTACGGGCAAGACCGCCTCCGTCATCTGGGCTGCCGACTACCTGATGAAGCTAGGTAGGGTGAAGCGGGTACTGGTCATCTGCCCCCTGTCCATCATGCGCTCTGCTTGGCAGGAAGACCTCTTCAAGTTCGCCATGCACCGCTCGTGCTCCATAGCCTACGGGTCGTCCAAGCAGCGGGCCAAGATCATCGGGGCCGGGGCCGAGTTTGTCGTAATTAATTACGACGGCGTGGCTGTCGTGGAGGAAGAGATCACCAACGGCGGGTTCGACCTGATCGTTATCGACGAGGCCAACGCCTACAAGAACGCGCAGACTTCCCGGTGGAAGATCATGAAGCGTGTCATAAATGCCACAGACCCTCGCGTTTGGATGCTTACGGGTACGCCAGCAGCGCAGAGCCCAGTCGATGCCTACGGACTGGCCAAGATGATCGGAGCGCCCAACTGCCCGAAATTCTTCGGGACCTACAGGGATTCCGTGATGCACAAGGTCACGCAGTTTAAGTGGGCGGCGCGGCCCGAGGCCAAAGACATCGTGCATCTTACCCTCCAGCCAGCCATCAGGTTCGAGAAGAAGGACTGCCTGGACCTGCCAGAGGTCACCCACATGGACCGGGAAGCGCCACTGACGCCGCAGCAGCGTAAGTATTACAACGAGCTCAGGAGCCAGCTGCTTATCTCTTCCGACGGGGAAGATGTCAGCGTGGCCAACGCTGCGTCCAAGATCAACAAGCTTCTTCAGATCAGCGGTGGGGCGGTCTACACCGACAACAGAGAGGTACTGGAGTTCGACGTCTCCGACCGCATCAACGTGGTGCTGGAGGTTATCCGCGAGGCGAGCCACAAAGTTCTTATCTTCGTCCCCTTCACGCACACTATCGAACTGCTGAAGGAGCGACTGGACAAAGAGGGTATCAGCGCGGCGGTCATCAACGGGGCAGTCCCACCAGCCAAGCGCGGGGATATCGTCCAGCGGTTCCAAGAGAACCCGGACCCCCACGTCCTTATTATTCAGCCACAGGCCGCCTCCCACGGGCTTACCCTTACCGCCGCAGACACAATCATCTGGTACGCCCCCGTCACGAGCGTGGAAACCTACCTCCAGTCTAACGCGCGTATCGACCGCGCTGGACAGAAGAACGCCATGACAATCGTCCACGTCCACGGCAGCCCCGCTGAGCGGCACGTCTACCAGATGCTCCGTGGGAACATTCAGGAGCACAAGAAAATCATCGACCTGTACCGGACGGTGCTTGACGCCGCGTAGCTAGCGGTTTACAAACCTAACTCAGTTTAGGACACAGAGGAGCAAGCTATGTCCGACCGGAAGGTCCTCAACGACCTCGTCAAGGTCTACCGCCGCGTGCGGGAAGCCATCTCCGAGGCAGAGGAAGAGCACGTCACCAAGATCACTGGGCTCAAGGCGCAGCTGGAACTTGTCAGCCAAAACCTCCTAGAGTTCTGCGAGGAGCACAACCTCGACAGCGTCCGTACCCCAGATGGCACAGTCTCGCGGCGGGTCCAAACTCGCTACTGGACCAACGACTGGGAGTCCCTTTACAAGTGTGTTGAGGAGCACGGCGCGTTCCACCTGCTGGAGAAGCGCATCAACAACCACAACATGAAAGAGTTTTTGGAGGAGAACCCGGACGTCCTCCCTCCCGGCCTGCAAGTGGATCGGAAGTACATTGTCCAAGTCCGCAAACCCACCCGTAAGGATATCTAACCATGGGTAACGTCACTATTTTCCACGATCAGTCGTCAGAAGTTGCCGTCGTCCGCCGCCAGTCCCGGCTCGCGGATAAGATGGGTACTGGTGGGGGCCTCCGCCGCATCCAGCTGAACAAGAAGGGCACGTTCAAGCGCATCGTCAACGGCGAGCAGGTGGGGGGCGTTGCCCGCGACTTCGCTGACGTCATCATCGTGGACATGCTCCCGGATGTGTCCCGCCAGTTCTACGCCAGTACCTATGACCGGAACGCTGCGCCGACGCTGCCGGACTGCTGGTCCAATCTCGGCAAAGCGCCAGAGCCGGGTGCGCCTCGCAAGCAGGCTGCCAACTGCAACGCCTGCCCTAAGAACGTCGAAGGCTCCGGTACCGGTGGTAAGGGCCGCGCTTGCCGCTACCTGCGTAGGCTGGCGGTTCTGCTCGTGGGCGATCCCTCTGGTGAAGTCTTCCAGGTCAACATCCCGGCCAAGTCCCTGTTCGCCAAGGGCGTGGGCAACATCCACGGCTTCGAGAGCTACAAGAACTTCCTGCGCGTCAACGGCGAAGGTGTGGACACTGTGGTGACCCGCATCATGTATGCTCCGGACGTGGACGAGCTGGAGGTGCGGTTTCAGCCCGTGCGCCGCCTGACCGCCGAAGAAGATGCTCTGGTGACTGCGGCGCAGGAAGACCCGGAGACCGACCGGTATACCAAGCTGACCGCTGCGGAAGTTGACGGCGTGACCAAGGCTCCGACTGCCCCTACGCCTGCGGCGGCTCCCGCCCCCAAGGCTTCCGGCTTCTTCAGCGCTGACGCAGGCGAGGACGACGAGGACGAGGACGAGGACGAAGTTCCGGTGCAGGTCAAGGAGCCTGAACCCAAGAAGCGGGCTTCCAAGAAGACCGAGGCCCCCGCCGCTCAAGCCAAGCCCGAGCTGAACAGCGTCCTGAGCTCGTGGCTCGATGACGACGCTGATGGCGACGACGCCTAAGGAGCAGACATGTCCAAAGGATATACGATCAACGTCTACCGTGCCAACGCCGACGCGGACCCCCAGCTTCTGGGGGTCCAACTTGGCCGGTACTGCATCGACAACAGTGTAGCTGTCTCAACCGTTGCAGAAGCTCTGGGTGTCACCCGGGCCACAATCTACAACTGGTTCGTTGGGGGGAATATCGGCAAGGCGACCCATGTCGCGGCTATCAAGGCTTATCTCGGACTTGAAGACGCCGTTGACTGATGACACCCGCCGAGTTCCTGACCCATCTCCAGCCCGAGGGGGGCTGGTTCGCCGTGGTCGGCATCAGGTCAGGCGACGTCAAGCAGACGCTTGTGGCTACGCTGGAAGAAGCGGAAGAGACCATTGACTGGTACGCTTCCCAGCAGCGCGATGTTTATTTCGGGGTAGCCAAGTACAAGAATGGTACAGGCCGCACGAAGGAAAATGTCCGCACCCTCAAGGCTTTCTGGCTAGATATCGACTGTGGCCCAGCGAAGGCAGCTCCCGACCCAGCGACGGGGAGGCCCGGTGGTTATGTTGACCAAGCCGAGGCTCTCTCCGCCCTGCGGTCGTTCTGCCGCACCGTGGGCCTGCCCAAGCCGACTGTCGTAGACTCAGGCCGTGGGCTACACGTCTACTGGCCCCTTAAGGAGGAAGTGACCCGCGCAGACTGGGAGCCCGTGGCTTCGCGCCTGCGGGAAATCTGCTACGCCCAGGAGTTCTACGTAGATGACAGGGTCTTCGAAGTGGCGCGCATCCTGCGTGTCCCGGGGACGCACAACTACAAGGGCGAGGAACCCATACCGGTCAGCCTGCTGACCACTGGAGAGCCTACCTCTTACGAGGATTTCCAGAGGCTTCTGGGGGTCGACACTACGCGTAAGGCGAGCATTTTTGACCCCAACTGGACTGCGTCCCCGCAGGACGAGGCGCGCATGCGCGGCGTCGGGTATAGCTTCCGGCGTATAATGCAGCGCACCGCCAAGGGCGACGGCTGTAACCAGCTGATGAACGCCTACGCCAACCGGGCCAGCCTCTCTTACTACGAGTGGTTCTATGCCCTGTCGGTGGCTGCGCTCTGCGAAGACGCTAGCACTGCTACGCACATGCTGTCGGATGGGTACCCGGACTATGACCCGGACATGGTGAACAAGAAGGTGGCCACCATCCGCAAGTCCACCAGCTGCGCTAAGTTCCGGGAGGCTAACCCCAACCTGTGCGAGGGGTGCCCCCACCTCGGCCAAATCCTCAGCCCGCGCGATCTTGGCAAAGTCGCTAAGGAGGCTCAGTCCGACACGGTCGTCGTGGAGGACGAAGACGGGGAGCCCATCGAGACTTACGTCATTCCGCCCTACCCATATCCATACTACCGGGCGGAGGGCGGCGGCATCTGGAAAATGCCGCCGAAGGATGAACCGGAAGCCGAGCCTATCTGCGTCTACGAGAACGATATCTACCTCGTAAAGCGGATGATGGACACGGACCCGGAGGACGGCCAGAAGATGGAAGTGGTGCTTATCCGCCTCCACCTAGCGCAAGACGGGGTGCGGGAGTTCACCGTACCCTTCAACAAGCTTACCGATAACAAGTCCATGAGGAAGGTTCTGACCGGTAAGGGGGTGGGCCTGATCGGTGGGTCGATGGACAGGCTGATGGACTACCTCGTGAAGTCCTTCAACGAGATGCAAAAGGCGAGAAAGGCAGAGATTATGCGCCAACAGTTCGGTTGGGTGGCAAACAGCAGCCGCTTCGTCGTCGGGGATCAGGAGATCACGGCGGAGGGTAACATCTACTCCCCTCCCTCCAAGACCACGCAGAAGCTGGCGAAGTACATCGGCCCCGTGGGGTCGTTCGATAAGTGGAAGAGTGTCGCAGCCCTCTACAGCCAGCCGGGTATGGAACCCCATGCCTTTGCCGCGCTCAGTGCGTTTGGCGCTCCGCTTCTGCGGTTCCTCAACCAGACGGGAGCCGTCATCAACCTCTACAACCCGCGCTCAGGCACGGGTAAGACCACGATCCTGAACTTCATCAACAGCGTCTACGGTCATCCCAAGGAACTGCGGATGAAGAAGGACGACACCATCAACGGGCGTCTGATGTGGGTGGGTATCCTGAACAACCTGCCCGCCACCATGGACGAGCTCACCAACATGTCGTCCAAGGAGTTTTCTGACTTTCTCTACGCCCTGTCCAACGGCAAGGGTAAGGAGCGGATGCAGGCTTCGACCAACGAGCTGCGGGAGAACAACACCACTTGGCAGACCATCACGGTCTCCACTTCGAACGCGGCGTTTACGGAGAAGCTTACAACCCTGAAGGGCCACCCAGAGGGGGAGCTCATGCGCCTCTTCGAGTACCCCATCAACCTCGTCGAGACCGTCAATAGCGCCGACGCCAAGCACCTCTTTGACCACGTCCTGATGGAGAACTACGGCCACGCGGGACCCCTCTATATCCAGTACGTCGTCTCCAACATGGAAATCGTAGAGCGGTGGTGCGCCCAGATACAAGCCAAGATCGACCGCGAGGCCCAGCTGGAACCCAAGGAGCGCTTCTGGTCTGCGAATGTCGCGGCGAACATCGTCGGGGGGCTGATCGCCCGTCGCCTCGGCATCATCGACTGGGATATCGACGCCATCTACAAGTGGGCCTGCGGGTGCATCATCGACCTGCGCAAAGAAGCCAGTACCCCTCTGAGTGGCATCGAGCAGGTTGTGGGGGACTACCTCTACCGTAACATGCAGAGCATCCTCGTCATTGACGGGCTGGTTGACCGTCGCAGTGGCATGCAGCCGCTGCCCAAGCGAGAGCCAAAGGGGAACCTGACAGTCCGGATCGAGCCTGACACCAAGCTGCTCTACCTTGCGGCTAAGCCGTTTAAGGAGTTCTGCGTGGAATTCCAGGTGAACTATAGCGAGACCGTACGCAAGCTGTCGGAAAAGGGGCTGGTGGTGAACCGCGCCCTCAAGCGACTCGCCACGGGTACGAACGTCGTTGCACCGCCTGTGCAGTGCCTCTGCCTCAAGGCAGACGAAGACCTCGTAAACGTGGAAAGCTACTACGAGCCGGAAGATGCGGATTGACGGCGTCAGTTATGAGCTGGACTGGCGGAAGTTTAAGCCGGGGACGTCCTTCTTCATCCCGTGTCTTGATGCCGAGAAAGCCAGAGAACAGCTAGCGCGAACCACATCCCGACTAGGCGTGAACGTCTTGACGAAAGTTTTGATCGTGGACGGCGTCAGGGGTTTACGCGTCTGGCGGATGTGATAAGTTCCGCGTTGGAAGTTTGCTCCTTCCTCCGCGCGCTAGCAGCGCCGCCCCCGTCGTGGTTTGCTCCCTCTGGCCACGGCGGGGGCTTTTTTATTGGGCTTCTTCCACGCGGCGAGCCCCGGCGTAGACGTTCAGGGGGTTCTTGGGATCGAGGGTAAGGCCCTTGATAGCCCCGGCCTGCTCTTCCGCCTTCCGAGCTGCTGCTTGGCCCAGCGTGTCCAGACCAATGGCGTGCAGCGGATTCTCGGTGTTGAACTCCGTGATGTCATCCATGATCTTGGCGAAGGCTTCGCCGTTCTGGCCGTCAGTGGCGTTGTAGCGGGTCTGCGCTGCGACATACCGCCGCACAAGCGCGTCTGCCTTTGCTTCGATATTCTTACCGACACCCCTGATCTCGACGTTCTCGCGCTGCGCTTGGTACGCCTCCGTGCTGCCGAAGCCAGCCGTTTGCGCCGCCAGCTTGGCGAAGCTGTAGAACTCCGGGGGCATGACGGGGATGCCGGACTTGGTTACCAGACCTTCGCGGTCAAGCCGCTGTGCCGTGATGGCCCCACGGAAAAAGGCAGGTACGACGTACTCAGCGGCGCGCGCGCCATCCCCCTGCTGCATGTACTCCACCGCTGTGGCGGCGTTCCGCACAAGACCCCCGGCGGGGCCAAGGATGGTGTTGAAGAAAAGTTCCTGCGTCTTCCCCATGAGTGTATCGGCCCGGAGGTCTTGAGAGAACCACAGACTGGTGATCGACGTCGAAGGCTGAATGCTCAGGTCCGTCAGGGCTCCCACCGGCCCAAACTCCCACATCCGGGCAAGCATGGCGGCGTCCTCTGGGGACAGGCCAAGCCCCTGGGCCACGTCGCTGCCTGCGCCAAACATCTCGGGGATGAAGTAGCTGCGGAACCACGTGTCGAGGTCCACCCCGCTCAGGGCGCTCGTCGGGTCGTCATCTTCATCCCCAGTGGCTTCCTTCCATGCGTTGAGGGTCGCCTGCGCTACAGCCGCCGTGGTTAGATACAGCAGCCCCATACCCGGCACGCCCGCGAACACCCCCGTCAGCATCATTGTGCCAAAGAACTTATTGGCAGCTTCCTTGCGCTGCGTCTTGTCGTTCAGCATCGGCAGCATGCCGAGGAAGTTCCGGGTCAGGTACGACACCATCTGCATGGGGTACATCTGGAACTGGAACGGAATGCGCCACAGCCCCTTCTTCATGATCCTGGGACGGTTGTAGTAGGTGTAGTTGAAGAGAGCTTCGTTAGTGAGCTCAGCAGCTTCCTTAGACGCAGCTTCCACGGCGGCATCGGGGCGCATACCCGCAGCCAGTTTCTTGTCGAAGGCCAGTTCGAACGACGCCATGAACATGAGCTCGCGAGACGCCCGCTCCGTCATCTGGAACGCAGCGCCCATGAAGTTGAACGCAGACCGGACACCCTGTGAAAGGGCGGAGGCGTAGCGGCCCTGCTTCAGGGCCTGCCCAACGCCAAACTCAGCCGTAGGCTCCCTTGTCCGGTCATTGAGGTCTCCGGAGAAAGTGGACATGAAGATGTTGCGGATATTGGCGTACTCCCATGCTTGGAGCATGGCGGCATGGCGCACCGGGTCCGACCGCTCAAGGTCTTTAATGTACCGGGACTCCCGCATAGAGATGTCGCCCGTCCGCGTAATAACTTCGCCTTCTTGGTCTTTATGGGTGAAGGAGAACTGCTTCAGGGTGAGGAAGTTCCCCATGTACTTGTTCACCATCCCGATGGACTTGGACGCGCCAAACCTTCCGGACAGGACGGGCATACCGATCAGCGGCAGCTGAGTAAGCTGAATGATAGCCGTCTTGGGCGAGGTCATCATCATGATGAACACGGCTTTGGTTCCCAGCGCGCCGACTTTGTCCCAGTCGACTTCCCCCGCCTGTGAGTAGTTGGGAGTGATTTCCTCTTCCGCACGGAGCTTGAGCTCCGCCACGATGGGCTCCAGAAGCTCTACGTTGGGCAGGCGCTCTACGGGTTCCGGACCGCCGTCGTCCTCGGGGCGCGACTTCAGGAGGTCTTCCAGTTGGCTTACAGCGGCCCTGATCTTATAGCCGTTAGCCAGTCGAGCCAGCTGGCTTGCAGCCGCGTGCTGAGAAACCACGAAGTTCCGCAGGGCGTCCGTGCTCCACCCGGTCTTATACTTCACGGTCATGAACCGCCGACGCATATCCCCTTCCGGCAGCGTCTGTAGGTACATCTGGAAGATGCTGTCCTTGAAGGTCTCCACGTCGGGGATACCGTTATCCAGCATGCCCAGCACAGAGTTCAGCGCCGCAGACGCGCTTTTTTCCCCGGTCATCCGGTCCCGGAGGCCGACAAGGTCGTTACCGATGTTGACGACGCGCCGATCCCCCGCAGCGCGCAGCTCCCGCCCCCTCTGGATTTGGAAGAGGTTACGCTGGGTTTCGCTCTCGAAAAGGTAGAACTCCCCCTTCTCTCCAGTACCAACAGACGCCCAGAAGCGCCCATGGCGCATGAAGGGGAAGTAGACTTTGCGGGCGAACGCCGGGGCAAACATCTCCTCGATCCGCGTCATGACCTCGGCGCGACGTTCCTCGGTGCTGTGCGAGGCTTCCACCCACTGCTGGATAAGCTCGTAGTGCCGGTCGAGGGAGCTCTTGTATGCGGCCTTGACCATCGCGAAGATGCGCTTGCCTTCGCCGCCGCCAAACTCAGCCTTGGCTAGGTCGTTCCAGCCGCCGATAACCTCGTGCTCAGCGGTGTTGGCCCCTTGGTAGACGCGCTTGATCTCTTCTTCGCGCGCGGCAATTGCCGCCCGGTCCGGATTCGGGTTAGCCCGAAGCGCCTGTAGCGCCTCATCGAGCGCCATGTAGGCCCGAGCACTGGGTGCGAGCGTAGGGTCAACGTCGTAGCGCACCGACATAGCCATGACGTCAGCGAGAAGCTGGCCGCCGGGCTCCGACTTCTTGTTGAACGCATCCCACTTACGCACGTGCTCTTCCAGCCTGTGCAGCGCTTCGACGCGGTCCGTGGTGACCTGCTCTACGGCGTTGTTGACCGGTTTTACGTCCAGGCCCAGGCGCTTGGCGACTACCGTTATATCGTCCGTTGTAAGGACGTTAACCACTCCACGCATGCCCTTGCCCGTGAGCGAGCGCCAAATCGCGGTCAGCGTATCCAGCCCCAGCTGCCGGTCGTGGAATATAGAGGCGAGCCCTCCCATCCCATCCACCATCTCGGAAGCGTTCCGGGACAGCCGCACCCGCTCTTCAAACTCACCGCCCCTGGCGCGCTGCCGGGACACGTCTTGCAGGACTCGATCAATCTCGTCGTCGCTCAGGAAAGCTTCAGCGTCTTCCTGCACCTCGTCTCGGCTCGCCATCTGGGGGCTACCGTTGAGCACGTTGAGCATATCACGGCTGCGGAACCTACCGTCGCTTTTGGCGACACTGTCCAGCGCTCGCACTACGGGGTTGTCGTTGCCCGTCAGCCTATCCGCGATGTCTCGGAAGAACTTCACCGCCTTCTGGAGCAGGGTAAGCTGCTGCGGGGTAAACCCACCCTCGAAGCGCTGCTGGAGGATCGACGTAGCGTTGACCGCCCAGAACTCAGACGGGTTGAGATACTGATAGTAGTCAAACGGGACCTTGCCGCCCGTCCACAGCTCGGAGGCTTTCTCTTTAGCAGCGCGCGTCCGCGCGCGAACCAGCTGGAGGAACTCTTTCTTGGAACCGTCCGGGTTGCCAGCGAGAAGCACATTGACCTGCTTAAGCCACTGGGCGCGGATAGCGCCTTGGAGCCCGGGGGTCATTACCCGCTCCATAGCGTGCAGGAGCTCGTGGACGAGCAAAGTGTCCCGGATGTCTTCGCGACCCTCGGTGGGGGGGTTTGCCACGTAGTGCCGGATGGCGTCGGCATACAGGCGGACCACATGCTTTCTAGGTTCGTAATCCGCCAGCGGAAGGTTCTTCTCGCCAGTCACCAGCCCAGTATCTTTAACTAGCTCTTTCCGCACGGAACTCAGGGCTGGGATTACGCTGTTAGCCCAATTAGCGAAATCCTTAGCGTACTCCGTTAGGATAGCGCCACTGGCGGACTCTGCGCTGATGGATTTGGGAGCTCCCTGCGGCGCATCCTGCCGCGCGCCTATAGCCCACTTCACCGGCCCCCGGATGATAAGCGGTTCTTTGTTCGCTTTCTTCCGGGCGATGAACCGTTCCAGAACCTCGGGCGACATGAACTCCGCCATCTCCAGGGCTTCGTTGAGCATCTGGACTTGCTCGGGCGTAGCCTTGTCCAGCGACTTGCGACCCATGACCGCGCGCTTGATGGCCGCAGCGTGCTTAGGCGCACGCGCCTCTAGGTCCGGCGCAGCCGGGGCGGTGTCTACCTCGGCTTCTTTCGCAGCCGCCCGGGCTTCCTTCTTGGTGTAGAGCGGCTTGCGCTCCGTGACTTCCCTAGCTGCGCCTTCTTTCGTAATGCCAGAGACTTCTCGCTGGCGGTCCGCAAACTTGAGCTCGCGCTCTGCGACGGCCATGACCTGCCTACGCCTAGCCGCCACGCTGTCAGTGATTTGCTGGAGGAACTGAGTATCCCCGGCCAGCGTCTTAGCCTGAAGCTTCTTCGTCGTACCACCGGAGGGCACCAGTGGGGTATCGACGTCCCTGTTGGCCTCGCCGTAGTCGGCAAGCGCCTCCGTATTATAGAGGTCGTCCTCAACCCGGTACTCGAACTTCCCGTCAGGACCCTCGTCGGCGTAAAGCTTAACCGTGGTCCCGTCGTTCAGCGCTATGGGGAAGAACCAGCTGGCTGAGATATCCTCATCCGCCGTGTTGGCCTTACTTTCCTGCTGGGAAGGCTCAATCCGGTCGACAGTCAGCGGCAGGTCCCCGTAGCTCTTTTGGCTGGCGGCGATACTCTTGGCGTCCTCAATGAGGCCGGGCGTGCTCGTGCCACGGTCAAACACAGCCACCGTGTCCGGGGCTTCCGCCAGTCGGCGGGTAAAGTCACTCGCCAGTTGGGTCTCTTGGTCCAGCTCCGTCTCAGGAGCCGGGCGCGGGGTAGGCTCCAGCAGGGGCTCCGCAGGCACCGACTGGTCGTAGGAAAGCACTTCGTACGGGGGCAGCTCCGCGTTGGGGCCGGGAGTGGGCGGAGGAGCAGAAACAGGAGCCACAGGCTCGGGGGGAGTAACTTCCGCCACAGGCGCAGGCTGGATGGGCTCTGGAGCCGGAGGGGGCGCAGCCGTGGGCGCAAGGGGGGTCTCTACCGTAGCAGCTTTGGCCTGTTCGAGACTGGGTACGATCTTCGGGGGAGCCACAGGGGCAGCGGGGGCGATCTCCGGTGCAAGGTCCATGGGCGTACCCACGTACGCCTTCAGCTCCGTGACCGGGTCAAACTCAAGGCCCTTAGCAGCTTTCTGAGCGAGCTGGCGAGCCAGGGGGTCAAGCTTTGTACCCCCGGGGATTTCAACGCCCATCTCGGATGCGAGCTCGGGGAGCGTAGCCTTCCACTGGGCCACGCGCTCCTTCATCGGCATCTTAACTTTGGGAGTCAGTTCAACGGGCTGTTCTGCTTCTCCAGCATCAGGAGGGACAGCCAAAGGCTCAACACCTGCCACTGGTCCAAGGTCAGGGGCTCCGCCCACGGCGGGAGCTTGTCCCGGGACGCCCCCTCGGACAGGAGCCGAAACGCCTGCTCCACTTGGGGCGCCGACATCCACTCCAGCTCCGCCAGCTGCGGGTGGAGCTCCTTCCTCAGTAGGCTCAGTGGTAGCATTGGCGCGCTCCCATACTCTTGAAGCGGCCTCGGCCAGCATTTCATTGCGGCGGCCCATGACCTCCGCCCGGGCTTCGTCCGGGGTAAACTGGGGGTTCTCAGCCTGAACGACGGCCAGATTGGATTCGAAGATACGCTGGAACTCTTCCCGGGTCTGGGCACGAGCCTCTTCAGGAGAAAGCCCCATAGCGGTGGCGGTTGCGCCCGGGGCGGGCGGCTCTACCTTTCGCTCAAACTGGGCACCGACAGCACCCACGGGAGCGCCGACGAGACCGGCGGTCAGACCAGATACCAGATATTCCTTGCGGGCCTCCTCGTCAGCCAGAGGCAGCTCAGCCGCAAAACGCTCGCCCACTTGCTGGAGCGGCTCAGTGACGGCTTCTTCCGCCGTGCCCTTGACCGCGCCCTTGGCGGTCTGTGTCAGGAAGGTCCGGACAGGCTTCGACGCGGCCTCGGCGGCCTCTTTACCAACAGTCCTCTTAAGCGGGGCACCAAAGAACCTGCCGACACCGGGGACGAAGCGCTCAGCAACGGTCTCGACGCCTGCCTGTACCGGCGCAACCGCAACGCTCTTGGTGGCTTCGCTCTTGGTGAGTTTCTCGGTGCCACCCTCCGTGGCGCGGTCCACATTCGACCCGACGAAGAACGGAGTGGAGGTGACAGTACCCCCAGCAATACCGCCCGCCACAGTACCCACACCCGGGGCGATGGCCGTGCCCGCAGTAGCGCCAGCAAGACCGCCGATGAGGCTCGCCCCCATCTGGGGAGCGGACACAGCAAGGTTCTCCAGCAGCAGCGCACCAAGACCCGCGTTGCCTTGGGCAAGGTCTTCGATGGACGGAGCGCCGCCGGGCAGCACGCGCTCGGATTCCTTCTTCGCCTGACGCAGACCCTTGAGGTACTTCTCTTCCTTCTCTGGCGTCAGCGTGCCAGCCAGCTTCTCGATGGCGTAAGGCAGGCCAGACTTAAGCTGACTACCCGCAAGCGTCATACCCGCAGCCAGAGCGTCCCGCTTACCGGGATTCAGGTACTTAATGATTTCTTCCGGCGTGTACCCGGACTTCAGCGCGCCCTGAAGATCGAACCCACTTTGCCGAGACAGGTACTGGGCGATCTCCGCATCGGAGTACCCTGCGGCCCTAGCGCCCTTAACGTCAAAAGGCATGGGCTACCTACCTGTTAAACTCACGGAGCGGGGGTCGGTTTCCGGCAGGAGCAGCGGGAGCGGCGGGAGGAGCAGCGGAAGAAACGGGGAGACCATCAGGTGAAAACACAGGGATACCTGCTGCCATCAAAGCTGCGTCTTCGATAGCCCTAGCCTCGCTCCACCGCCCTGCGCTCGTCGCCCGCATATACGGGCCGTTTTGTTTGAGGTTCTCACGAACCCATTTGCGGTTGTTTTCGGACTCTGTGAACGCTTGCTGCCGGGCCAGCTTATCCGTAGCGCCAGCGTTAGCGTTAGCGGCGTCCCTTTGGGCGCTAGCTCCGATGCTCGCTACGCTCAGCCTGTTGCGCATCTCTTCACGAGCGAGCTGCAAGGCCTGCTCCAGCTCAATACCCTTCGCCACGGCATCCGCGACCTTAAGCTGCATGGCGTAGCTCATGTTAAGGAGCTCCATACGCTGCTTGTTGGTAGCCCCTTCTTGGGCCGCCAGTGCGTCCATGGCTTGGCGCATCTCCTGCCTACGCTCCTTGGCCATCTCCTGGGCACCGGGAAGAGCAGACTCGATACCCGCAGCAGCCCCGCGCAGGAACCCACCGGGGGTCGTCGCCATCTTGGCTCCGATCTGCGCCAGCGTCATCCACATATCCTGCTTCTTGCGGGCAGCCATAGCCTCCGGGGTCAGCTCGCGCTCGTACTGCTGGCGCTGCATATCCGAGTATTTCGTTTCCCGGGGGGCCAGCTTTTCGAGGTCAACCATACCTCGTTGCACGGCTTCCGGGTTAAGACGATAGGCTTCGGCCATCCGCTCACCAGAGGTCTTCGGCTTCTTGACCGCGCCTGCTTCCGCAAAAGCCACAATGCCGCCGCCAGCGTAGCCGCCGTTGTCAGGTTCATCGAACATGCTGGACGGGAGCGGCAGACCCACAATACCGCCAGACGCCATGCTAGGGGGAGGACCCATCGGAGACGGAGGCTCCATAGGCGGAGGCGGACCCATCGGGGGGCCGCCCATAGGCGGAGGGGCGGGGGGAGCACCACCGGGCGCGATAGCACCGAGACCTGCATTACCGGGGGGAGGCATGGGGGGCGCCGGAGGCGCAAAAGTCTGCTGGGCGACCGTCTGTTGGGGGGCGACTTCTTGTTGGGCAGCGGACCGCATGCGGTCAATGAACATACCCGCAAGGGTACCGGCAGTGGGGTCAATAATCCCCATCTGCATCGCCTGAGCGATCTTCTGCTTGTTACCGCCGTAGTCCTTGGCGATCTGCTCGGGGGACTGAAGATCAAACGGCTTCGTTTCCATCACCCGCCCCTATACATATTGTACATGCTGGCCGCACTGAGGCCCGCGCCCGCAAGCTGTTGGAACATAGACGGAGCCTGAGTCGCTGTCGTTTGGGTAGCGTTCATCTGAATGGGCAGGCCACGAATGATGTTGCTGTAGTTGCCTAGCTGCTGCATCGGGTAGTCCTGCTGGCGCAGGAAGTCGTTGTACGACATGTCCATACGCTGCTGCTCTTGGCGCTGCTGCATGCCCGCCGCGTCCCCCTGCGCCTGAAGACGCGAGAGGTTGGACTGCTGCTGGTACTGGCCGAGGTTACCCAGAGTTTGCGCCATCTGACCTGCGGCTTGAGCGCCAGCCAGACCCTGCTGGGAACCAAACTGGCGCGACTGCTCCCCGAGGCGCTGCGCCTCAAGCCCCTGAGTGGAGTTAAACTGGGCCGCCGTAAGCGCAGCCTGCTGGTTCGCGATAGCAGCCTGCATCGCCTGCTGGGCGTTGAGCCCCTGCGTCTGGAGCTGGGCGGCGAGGTTCTGCACCCGCGCCTGACTGTCGGCGTCGAGGTTGGCCAGCGCAGCCTGAAGGCCCGTTTGGGTTCCAAGTTGCTGCACGCCGAGTTGGGCCTGGAGGTTCGCTTGCCCTGCGGTCATACCCGCAGCGCGGTCGCGCTCGAACTGGGCTTGTGCATTCTCATACGCCGCCTGAGACCCCCGCCCCTGGATATCCCCCAGCTGCTGGCCGAGGTTCCGCTCGCGCTCAAGAGACGCAAGTAGCTGGCGGCTACCGCCGTAGGTCCCCTGACGAGCCGCCCCGAGGTCTTGGGCAAGCTGCCCCTGCTTAGCGTCCCGGATGGCCTCACGCTTCTGAATGTCGACGACATTCTGCTGGAACGGCGACATGTACTGAGAGGCTTGCTGGCCGCCGAACTGACCCGGGGTCGCCATCTGGTACTGCTGTAGGTTGGCCTGCCAGTTAGTCCGGGCAGCCTGCATCTCCGGGGAGGTGTACTCCCTCGCTTGAATTTGCTGCGGGGTTACCTCCTGCGCGGCGTAGCTAGTCGGGTTGTACTGAGACGAGGCAAGCGCTTGAAGCCCGGCCTGCTGCGCCATGGCAGAGCCGACGTTGTATTGGTCTGGGGACTGAAGCCCCATGACGTTCTGCTGGACTTCCAGCTGCGCAGGCGTGAACCCAGCGATGCGCTCTTGCCCGTAGGGCGTATACTGCCGGTTCGACTCCGCCTGCGCGCGGCGCATGACGTCTTCGTAGAACGGACGAGCGTACTCCGGGACGTTGGAGGTCGTCTGCGTGACTTGTGAGACTTGCGGCTTGCTCATTTCAGTCGCCCTTACGCCAGACCACGACGAAGCTTGGTGTCTTCACCACGATCAGCCTGCTTACGTGCCTTATGCGCGCGGTCCATCATTGCGTACAGCTTGTCAGCCCCGCGCTTGTTGGAGCCCTTGCCGATCCGGTTGACCGCCTGAGGGGGGAAGATGACTTCGTCGCGCGCCACGCGCGCTGCCTGCCTACCGCCAATCTTCGCGGGGACAGAATCGCTGACGCCATCGCCCGGGCCTCGGACGGGGCTGCCCCCCATGCGCGAGAGCATGTCGATACCTGCGTTGCTACTGCCGTTACCCAGCTCGGAAACAGTGCGAGCGTCCACCACGAAGGAGCCGTCGCCCATGTTGACGTGGCCCCCTTGGGCCATGAGCCGCAAACCGGAGAAATCCATATCGCCCCAGCCTTCGCCGGGGGTGTAGGTGCCGTAGCGCCCGGTCCGCGTGGTGTCGGGCGCGAACGTGGTGCCGGGTGTAGGAGCGCCGGTGCGCGACTGGCCGTAACCTTCGTTTTTGCCGTGCGTATTGTACCAGTAGTTAGCGTAGGCGTAAGGGTCCGCGCCGCCGACCCGGTTCATCCAGGCGGTAGAGTTTTTGTCGTTAACGTTCGGGTTGTTGTACTCGGTGAAAAAGGCCTTGTAGACGTCGGGTCGATCCCGCATCAGCTGCGTCAGGTCGATCCCACCAGACGTCGTGCGTTCCGGAGCCTTACCTCCAAGGACGTTCTTAATATAGTCGTCGATGCCCGGAGCAACCGCCAGAACATTGTCGCTGGTTCTGTCACCGGTGTAAGTCAGCGTACCCGTATTTGTCGGCGTAGTCGAAGTAGTCGAAGTAGCCGGGGCGGCTGTAGTTTTCTTTTCCTGCGGCGCGTAGTTTACCGACGCCTTAATAGCACCAGGGTTCTTGCTGGCGTATTGGGCGATAAGTGCTTCTAGGCCGCTGGTCTTAGGCGCGGAAGCGGAACCACCTTCCGCATAACCCTTCTTCTTATCCTTGATCGACATTGCCTTAGACGGGATGTACGCCGGGACAGGGTTCACAGGGTCAAAGTACAGGTGCTCGCGGCTGTCGCGCGACGGGTCCCCGGTCAGCGTCTGGTAAGAAACATTGCGGGGGGCGGGGATGTACGGACCCTCGTAAGTGGACTTCTCCTCGGGCAAGCTGAAGCCTTCCATCTCGGGCTGCATGACGTCGGAAACGGTCCCCATGACCCCCATAGTCGCCGCAGTCGGGGCGTACTTGTACATCATGGAGCCGGGAGCGGCACTGCCACGGGCAGCGTTAGCAAACTCTCCGCCGAAGGTCTTGACTGCCTCAATCGGGTTTTGCATCGCCTGAGTGCCGAGGTGGCTAAGGCCTGCCTTCGCGTTGGTAATGGCGGTCCCAGCGGCCTGGCCAATCCCCTTAGCCGCCTCCCCGGAAAACCCACTAGCAAGTCGCCCAGCGTGGGTCCCCACCGCTGTAGGCACAGCTTGAGCCAGCTGCCCAGCAGCACCGGCAGCACCGGCAGCACCAGCACCGGCAGCACCAGCACCCGCAGCACCAGCACCGGCAGCACCAGCACCCGCAGCACCAGCACCCGCAGCACCAGCCAGCTGCCCAGCAGTGGAGCCCGCGCCTAGCGCGGCGTTAGTAGTCACAAGCCCCGGCACCGAAGCCGGGATGGCGTTTTTAGCCAGGGCAAGACTTTTAGCGCCGACGTTAGCCACGGCGTTGCCGATACCCGCGCCGCCGAAGGCACCGAGACCGGCCATCAGGCCCTTTTGTAGACTCCCCGTAGCTGCGGTGTACCCAGCGCCCACGAGCAGGGCGGCGCTCAGACCACCCGTGAACGGCGCAAGCACAGCTCCTAGAATCGTAGGTAGGAGCTTTTTCAGGAAGTTTGCTTCCGGTAGACCCGTGTGGGGGTTGATAGTAAGCGAGCCACCGTGCGCCAGTGCCAGCTGCTGGAGGCCACCAACTTCCTCCGGCGTCATGTGGACGAGCATAGTGTCGCCGTTGCGCCCGTAGCTCTCAAGCTGCTTAGCTATCGGGTTAGCTAGGGCGCTCAGGCCCCCCGAAGCGGGCATCTCGGAGTTCATCCCAGGTACCTGCGAACCGAGCGACGGGGGTATACCTGTGAAAGACGGGTACTGCTGTCCGGGAGTGTTTTGCATGTCGCGCCCTACTACTAGGTCCTTTATACGCGGTGCCGGGGCAAATCCAAATACCTAAGTAGCCCTAGCCACTACGGCGAAAGGAACTGCACGCCGACGATGACCGAAGGCGTAGATGGAATGGCCGGGGTTACGCCCGCTGAGTAAGCTACGGACGGAAGGTGCTCGATGGTTACTGCGGTGTTGGACACCCGGAACATGATCTGGGCGTAGTCGTTGGAAGCAACCACATCGACGATAATCGGCGTCACCGCCACAAGGTAGGCAGGCTCCCCGGCGGACTTCCGCGCCGGGATAGCGAACCGGGTGTTGGACCCAGCCACGTCCGTGCCGTTCTGGCGCAACCAGACGTCGATGGTCTCAAGGTCGTTGCTCGTGCTCTGAAACTGGATGCTATAGGAGATAATGTACTTGCCCGCGTGGGCGAAGGTTATACGCGAGCTGCTGGTAATGCTGATATCTACAGCGAAGTCTGTGCCAGTGTAGGTAACCGCATAGGCTTGGTCGATAGCAGCTGCCGACTGGTCTGCGGTACTGACCAGCTGAGCGTAAGGCACGTTAATGCCTTTGCCGTCTCCGATGAACTCCCCGCCCTGAAAGATATCGGCGGAATACTTCTCGGCATTCTGCGAGGTCCGCGAGTCCAGTTGGGAGAAGTACAGCTCTACGACGCGGACCAGTTGCCGCATATAGCCGGGGTCGTACTCCCCGGGTGGGTTCGGCAAGGCTGACGCCCTGAAGCGATCCATTGCCATCAGCGTTTGCCGTCCGGTCGGCCATCGAGGCGCGGGGCACCCAGCTGCCACTGGACCCCGAGGTTCTGAGACTGCACTCTAAGCGCCATCTGCCTCGCGCGTGCACGGACGAAGACCTGATCGGTGAACTGGCCAACCGCCGTCTGGACGACGCTCTGGGTGTCGAAGCTATCCGACTGGACCGCGCCACCGGGGAAGTTACGCGGGCGCAGGGACATGGTCAGCTGGGGCGTCACCGCCGTAGACCCATCGAACGTAATGTCAGGAATGATCCTGCGGGTCAGGATAAAATTGTCCCCGTCATCGAGGTCGAAGTCCGAAGACTGGATGTAGCTGGTCATGGCCGAGCCATCGTCGTCCACGCCGTTCTCGTGGGAGTAGATGTAGCCCGTAGTCCCGCCGCCCGCCGTGTTGGCTGCTTGCGGGTAATGGCGCAGGGGGGTGTCAAGCCATGCCGTACGGGCCAGGGTCCCGTAGTACCAGATGCGCTCCAGATGGTTATAGACCACGTAGGCGTCGTTATACTGGCTCGTGGCCGTCGGGTAGAGCCACCAGATTTCGTTCCACTGCTCGTTGGTGCCACAGATAACCTGATCGGCTTGGGCGAGGTTGATGTTACCGAAAACGTGGTTGCGCAGGGTGCAGGGCAGGGTCTCCACCCGACCCGTGTAGGCGTAGAACTTATCCTGCCCCATCCAGTAGACCACGTTGGCGGCGGCGACGACCGCTTGCGCCGACATAATCGAGACGTTGTCCGCGTACTCTTGCAGCCCGAAGACGTCCGTCGTGCCGAGAAACTGGAGCGTGTAGAGGTGGGAGTCCGTCCAGATCAGGTGCTCCTGCCGGGTGGAAAGAGCCCTGACGATGAGCGAGCCTCTGGATACGCGGATATCTCCAGCGGAATTTGTCGTGCTGGGGGTCCAGTCGCCGGGGGTGTCTTGGTCTGCCCACCGAATAAGCAGAGGGTCGAAATCCGCCTCGCTCGTGCTGCCGAAAGGCACCGCGCCAAAAGCCAGCAGGTGCTTGTCCTGCTGGGAGACCATGAGCTGCCCGATCTTTACCGGTACGGCGCTAGCACTAAAACCCTCCGCCGTAGCGTAGTCTTGCAGGGCAACTGCCCGCGTCGCCAGTGCAGTGGTCGGGTTGTCGATTGTCCCCCGCGCCCACCAGAAAGCGGGGCCGTTGCGGATGTTCATGACGAGGTCATTGTCAAAATTCGAGAACCACCAGCTGCGCAGCGGGAAGTTAATGGGGGACGTGCTGCTGGAACCCCACGTGCCGCGACCCCACGTGCCCGTACCCCACCCGTAGCCAAAGGTCGTAATCGGGTAACCGGGCTCCAAAATGAAGTCGAGCACGATGGCGGTGCCGCCCGTAGACGCCACGGAGGAAGTAGCCGACGTCGTGGTCGGGAAGGTGAAGATGAAATCGTCGACCCGGGTAACGGTGTGAGTGGCGTTAATCTCCGAGGTGGGGATGCCCCCGATGGAGGCCCCAGCAACGCCCGAAACAGCCACGCTGTTTCCGGTATTGGCCCCGTGCGGTGTGGCTCCAAGATTGACCGTGACGACAGCCTGCCCGCTGCTTACGCTGACGCAGTTATTGGTAGTCGGGGAAGAAAGAGTGGGGGTGGACACCCGCAGGGGTGTGATATCGAAGATGTTGCCACCGACCTCGATATAGACGTTGGAGTTCGTCCCCAGCGCGAGGAAGTCACCCGAGTAGGTCGTGACCCAGTTCCACATCTGACGGCAGTAGCCGTTGAACGGCGTAGCCGTGGTCTTCTTCCAACCGCCAAGCTTCTCAGGATACCCGGAGCGGAACCTGATCTTGTCACACGCGCGCCAGCCGCTCTCATTGGAGTAGTCGGTCTGGTCCCGGTTGATACCGGGCTTAAACTGGAGCTTGATGAACGGCATCAGGGTGGCACCACTTCAATCCAAGATAGCGTCGGCTCGTCCCAGCGGTAGAACTTCCCGTTGTTCGGCATAGGGGTAGGGGGAACCCAATCGTAGGTCGTCGTGTTCAGCGTCCAGCTTGGGTAGGGTTGCGGCGGAATAAAGGCGTTGAGGGCTGCGTTGAAAGTATAGCCGATACCCGCGTAGCGCACGCGGAAGGTGTTATTGTAGCTGGTCTGCACCCAGCGGGTGTCAGCGCCAAAGAGGGACTGGCAGAAGGCAATGCCTTTGGCCTCGCTCTCTTGGCCGTTGACCGTAATGTCCTCGTTGTTCACCACGATGACGCGGAGAACGATGTTGCTGAGATCAAGTTCAGCGAAATGAGCCATTACGCAGTCCTCGTAAACGTGCCTGTGCCTGTAAATGTGTGGACGGTGTAGGAGCCTGAAGTGGTAACAGTGCCGCCAGACGCGGACATAGTACCGGTCAGATAGCGGATAACCACAACGCCAGAACCCCCGTTGCCGCCGATGCTGCCCGCGCCGCCGCCGCCGCCGCCGCGATTCGCGGTTGCATTCCCCCCCGACCCCGAGAAAGTACTGTTGCCGTTTCCCGCGTTAGTGCCTCCAGTTCCTCCCCCCGCGCTACTAGCGATGCCTCCCCCGCCGCCAGACCCGTATACAGTCGCGGTACCGCTATAGTTATTTGATATGCCTTCGCCGCCGCTACCGCCGACGGAACCCGTTCCGTCCCCCCCCGCAGCAGAAGCTCCCCCACCGCCGCCAGCGCCGTAGTTTGCGGTACCTGTCCCGTTACCGCCATTGAAGAAGCTCCCACCGCCGCCGCCGCCTCTGGGGTTTGGGAACCACCCGCTTTTTTGGCCGCCATCGCCGCCAAGGCTGCTGATCGTTACGCCTGACGCCGTAATACTGCTGGTGCTTCCACCGGGGGCGTAGATACCGCTATTGGCTCCCGCACCGCCGCCGCCGACCGTAACAGTATAAGACCCAACAGCTAGCGCCGTGGTACCGAAAACTGCCCGCCCGCCGCCGCCGCCGCCGCCGCCGCCACCTTCGTCCGGCGTTGGATCGTTGTATGCGCCGCCGCCGCCGCCGCCGGAAATCAGTACGTCCACGGTTGCGTTGGGTTTTCCGGACAACACTGTAAACGTACCGGCACCGGTAAACCTATGCACGGTAAAAAAGTTGAGTTGCTCTTTGGTGCCGCCAGTGGCGTCCCCGGCTATGGTTGGGTAGCGGAAGGCTACAAGTCCAGAACCCCCATTACCTCCGGACCAGTTGCTTGAATTGGAGGACCCTGCGCCGCCGCCGCCGCCGCCCTGGTTCGCGAGTGCGTTTTCCCCCGGCCCGGCGAACGTGCCGTTACCAGCACCCGACCCTCCAGCGCCTGCGGCAGTCCCCCCGAACTGCACGTTAACGCCGCCGCCGCCGCCGGAACCATATGTAAGAGTCGTGTTAGTGGCGACAGAAACCACGCCGGTACCGCCGTTCCCGGCGACAGTTCCCGTTGCGCTTTGCCCCGCAGTAGATGCTCCACCCCCTCCTCCGCCGCCCCGGCTAGCTATACCCGCGCCTCCGGAAGTACCCTGGCCGGACACCCCCGACCCCCCGGCGTACCCGTTGGCACCGCCGCCCCCTGAACCGCCGCTAACCCCGGGGCCTGTTACTGCGCTGTTATCGCCCCCGCCTCCGCCCCCGCCAGTTGCGGTCAGCAAAGTACCCAGGCTGCTGTTTGACCCTGAGGCCCCTGTCCACGTGGAGCTTGTACCCCCCGCGCCAGCGCCACCCACCGTAATAGTGTACGCTTTAACCGGAAGCTTGAGACTACCTGCGTAAGCGCCACCGCCTCCGCCTCCCCCGCCGCCCCCAAACCCCACGGCACCGCCGCCGCCGCCGCCCGCCGCGACAACGTAGTCTACAACCAAAACATACTGGGTTCCGAACAGACCAACTGCCCTAGCGCTAGCGGCTGCGCGCGTGCTGAGGACCGCCATTAGGCAAACCTTACCTGTGCAGCAAGGGCCGTAAACCCTACACCGGTCTTGATAATAGTGACGGTGTAGGCGTCGATAGAGGAAGCGTTCCCGGCGGCGGGGGTGTCTCCGTTTTGCCACTTAGGCGTTACCGCTGAGCCGTCAATCTGGAAGGCGGTTTGGTAGTAGGCCGTCGTTCCGTTGGTCACGAGGAAGACCAGGGTAATGCTCTCGCCGGTCGCCATCAGGGTGTTGAGCGAGGTGGAGCCGCTGCCACGGACGTTGAGCGTCCAGTTGCCGGAAGCGTTCGTGGTGTAGTAGAGAACCGACTGGGTCAGGACATCGTAGTTGATGGTGCCGGTAGCCGCCGTGGCCGAAACTGTGACCTTCTCCACGGCGTTTTGAAGCTTGGCCCCTACGTCAGTAGCCGAGCCGTTGAAGGTCTGCCGGGCGGTAAACGTAGTGGCGTCCGAAGCACCGATAGCCCCGAGGTTTGCCCGCGCTGCGCTAGCAGTCGTAGCCCCCGTACCGCCGCCCGCGACGGAGAGGGCGGAGCCAAGAAAGTTCATCGCCTGAACCACATTGGTCCCGTCGTTGAACACGATGGTTGCGGCTCCGGCGGGGATAGCAACCCCGGTGCCCGTGGCGTTCTTGACGGTGATGGTCCCGTCAGTGCCGTTGTTGACGATGTACTGTTTCTCAATCGCCGGGACGACGAGGTTATACCCAGCGGTCGCCGTGCCCGTCAGGTTCAGGCGCAGATTTCGCGCCGTCTGAGAAGAACTGGAGTTGGTCAGGGTCAAGGTAACGTTGGCGTCGGAAAACGCCACGCTGGCCGAACCGGTGATGGCTTCTTGGACCGCCGTAAGGTTCGTATTGGTCTTGTCGCCCCACGTGGTGTCGTTCTCACCCGTGGTCATCAGCTCGAACTTGAGGTCGCTGTAGGTACTTCCCATCGCCTGTCCTTACGTAGGTATCTCTACCCAAACCACGGTGTTGCCGTCTACTACCGGAGTCCAGCCTCCCGCTTGAGCGTCATTGACCGGCTGCCAGTTCGGCGTCTGGCTCTCATTGACCGGACCCCAGACCAGCGCGGAAGACGTCAGGCCGAAACCCGAAACTCCCGTTGGATATACACTAGCACCACCAGTAACGCTAGCCAACGCGCCAACCGCGCCCGTGCCGGAGACACCCGTGGCATCTGCAATGACTGAGCCGCCGCCAGTGGCGACGTTAACCGTACCAAGCTGCCCGGTGCTTTCAACACCAGTGGCCGGAGTATTTGCCCTGGCGACTGTGCTGGCGGTGTTAACCGTACCCGTGCCGGAGACACCCGTGACCGGAGTATTTGCCCTGGCGACGACCGAAACAGTTCCGGCTGCGCTAGTAGCCGCAACGCCCGTGACGTTAACGGTAACCGCACCGCCCGTCGTGACATCTACGGTTCCGACTGCGCCCGTGGCTTCGACGCCGGTAGCCGAGGTGTTCGCTGCCGCGACAACTGTTAGGGTTCCAAGTGCACCGGTAGCCTCAACGCCCGTGACGTTAACCGTTACGGAGCCTGTACCCGCCTGCGGGGAGAGCAGGGTAAGGAGGCTCATGGCTTAACTCCGGTCGGAGCGCGGCTTGTCGTACTGTCCCGGGCGCTTACCTTCGTCGCGCTCAATCGCTTTTTCGCAGTGATGCGGGTCGATCCAATCGAGGATTTTGCAGAGCACGCACGCGAACTTGCGCCCCCGGCGCTTATCCTTAGCGATCCGGCTGCTGATCGTTTCGTCCTCGTCGCCACCAAAGAGGACGTTCAGAAGCTGATCCGTCGCCACAAACAGCCGCCTAAAATAAGTCAGGATCGGCCTGCCGGGGACATAGGTCGTGGGGGTCTCAAATTCTTTCATGGCGGCAGGTTCCCCAGGATTCGCGCAGCGCGGCCAGGATCAAGAAAGCCCATCGCCTCAAGTGCGGGAAGGCCAGTCAAAATGTCCGGGTCATTCAGGCGGACTATGGGGGCCTCACTCAGCTTGTACTGGTAGACCGCGACCGTTGGGTTGGTTTTAGCCTCCTCTAGGAGCCTTGCGATTTCCTCGTTTGTGAACAGCCGTAGGAAGTCGATTTTGTTCAGTTCCATGCCGGATTGACCGGATGAACCAGAAACGCGCGTCAGCACAATGGCTACGCACTCTTCCGCCTCTTCTTGAGTCATAGGCTCGTCGCCGGGTTTATCCGGGTGATATTCTTGCCGGATAATGGGCCAACCGTTTTCCAGTATGGCGTAAGCCCACCGGGTATCGACCTGATAGACTTCGGACGTAAACATTAGATCAGCACCATCCGTTGAAGTTGCGCCGAGGTGGCGGACAGGTAAGTGATGAAATTGAGCGACCTGCCGTTGGTCGGGTCGTAATACATATCGAACAGCAGGCGAGCCCCCGCCACCGCCGCGCCCTGCGTAATGTTGTTGGTCGTGAGCGGAACCAGTTCGTTCTTCGCCACGCTGAACATGAAGAACCGGCCAGTGGCGTCCTTCTGCCCGTAGATTGTGCCGTCGCTGTCAGCCCAGGTTGAGCCGGTCGTGAAGGTTTCCGAACCCACATAGGTGATGCCGGAATACCAAGTGTTCGCCGCGATGTCGTAAACGTCGAGGGTGCTGGCGCCCGCAGCCCGGAACGAGTAGATAAAGCGCCCGTTCTGCCTCAGAGCGCCACCGGGGCCTCCCGCAGAACCTACACCGTTCCACGCGCTGTCGGAGACGTTGGCAATCCAGCTACCAGACGTTCCCGCGCCCGCAGCGCCACCGCGAGCCGCGACAGGCGAGATGGTGGCCCAGGTGTTGCCGCTGATGCTGTATTTGAACAGGGTGACCGCCGCACCACCGAGGAACCAGAAGGCGTTGTCGTCGGGCTCGATCACATACCGCGTCGTGGAGTCGAAGGCCGTCGTGACGGCACCGAAGGTCAACGCAGAGGTCGTGTTCGCCGTGATGACGGAGACCTGTCCCGCGCCGGTTCCGGCCACGGCACGGACCTGTTGCCCGATCCACTGAGACGCCGTCCAGGGTGTGCCTGTGCCCGCCGTGATGGTCGTTGTGGAACCCGCCGAGGCAACGTCCGACCAGAGCCCGCTAACCTCGTATTCGCTGGTCGTGTCAGGGTTGGTCGTCCACGCCGCGTCAACCGTCAGGATGGTGGCGGTGTTGGAGACGATGTAGCGATACTGGCCCGCACCCGTGCCGCTGACGATGGCGACCATGCGCCGGGCGAAGCCGTTCACTTCCCAGGAGCGCGTGGCGTCGGTGAGGGTCGAGGCCGCGCCCGCCGAAGCGATGCCGAGTTCGACCACGGTTTCCTTGGCCGGGGTGCCGATCAGGCAACCCTCGTTGGCCGTGATAGCGGGGCCGGAAGCGACGGAGCGCGAGGTCCAGGCGTTCGTGGCGTAGTCGTAGTAATTGAAGCCACTGGTCGCGCCCGGCACGTAAAGCCAGAACCGGCCCGTCAAAAGTTGAATGACGCTGGTATTGTCGAAGGCAGTGCCGTAGGTGTCCACCGTGGTAAACACGGCATTGGCCCCGAAGCCGTTGGCTCGAATGAAGCCTTCGAGGCCTCGGTTGGTTCCCGCCGTCACGCGGAAGCGGTAGCCGCCCACGTTGCGGGCCATCGTCAGGGTCGAGGTGAAGCTGTTGGTCGTTCCCGCCGATGCGGTGAAGGACGGTCCTGCCGGGTGAACAAAGCCCGCAGCGCCCGCACCATAAGTGCCCGCCGAGCCAGAGTTGGGAAGCTGGCCGAAGGCTTCTTCCTGCTTGTTATACCAGAAGATGGAAGACACGCCCGTCACATAGTAGGCTTGCCGCCCGGTATCGACGGGGAGGTTGGGCAAGATACCCTGCGTTGCGCCAAGATTCAGGTTGTCGCCTACAAAGATTGAGCCCGCAGCCGATGCTACGGGGGCCGGTGTAAATACAGGCTCCCAAATCTTGCGATGAACCTTCTTACGGAGATTGAGCGTCAGCGACATGTATCAAACCTGAATGTTTGCGTAGATATGTTGGGGCAAAGATGCCGGATGATACTGTTGCGATTGTGCAACAACAAGTTGCGAGTTTGCACTGTTCGACGGCGAGAGGCTGCCCAGGGAAGTATGTGGTGTAGCGCTACTGATTTGGCTGACGTTTACCGCCGCGTTGCTTGGAATGGTAACTTGGAAGTCCGCAGCCGTAGCGTTCCGAACCGTGAGCGAAGGCGCACCCGCCGCTGAACCCATCTGCCAGACCGAACGCAGGATCACTGAGATGGTGTTCAGCAACTCTTGCGTATAAGCGTTTTCCTCCACCACCGACCGAACCAGCATGGCCAGTTCGTTGCCAACCGGATCGGCTGTCCCGCCTTGGGCGTCGCCCTGCGAGACCCCGTCAGGCCCGAGCGTGAGCTTCATGCGCTGGTGCTGGACGCCGCCGATGTCGTCGGAAGCAACCGTTGCACCGGAACCGGGTGAGTAGCCGAGATTGTCAGCCATTGGGCGTCTTACTTGCGCTTAGCGAAAACAGACCAAGCCGCAGCCACCAGGGTTGCAGCCGCGCCAGCAATAGCCACCGCAGTCTCAGAGTCGACGATGCCTTGCCCGACGAGATAGCCGCCGACGGCGGACAGCAGGGCGCGAGCAATACCGTAAACTTCATCCTTGTTGGTAAACATCACTCGATATCTCCTGTTTCTTTGAGCCACGACGTGACGTCGAAGCTGGGGCATGCCTTCCTGACACCGGGCCAATCCCGGTGCCCACGGATGACGATGTGGGGGTAACGGCTCTTGTACGTGCGGACGAGGGTGAGCAGAGACTTCTTCTGCGCCTCCGTCCGGGTGTCCTTCGGGTTACCCATCTTATCGACGCCGCCGATGTAGCAGACGCCGATGTTGCCGGTGTTGGCGCGACCCACGTGGGCACCCTTCTCGGTGTCCTTCAGGGTGCGGACCATCTTGCCGTCCAGCTCTACCACCCAGTGGTAGCTCGTCTGGCCGAACTTGGCCTTGTCCCACTCAGTGATCTGGTCAGCCACCACCTTCCGCCCCTCGGGGGTGGCGGCGCAATGGACGGTCAGAAACTTGACGGGACCGAGGCCGGGCATCAGGCAATCCGGATGATGGCGGTAGCGGCAGCGGCAACCGGGAAGACGACGGTGAAGTCGCCAGCGGTGGAGGTCTTGTCGGAGCCGAAGTCCAGAACCGCCACAGCCGGGTTGGTCAGAGTACCGCCAGCGTTCGACAGGGCCGAAGGCGTGGTGTTGTAGATCAGCGCCCCGCGAGCTGTGATAGTAGCCGTCGAGAAAGTCAGGTCCGAGAAGTCGGTAAAGCCCGTCGTGCCCGAGGTAACCGCGCCGCCAAGGTTACTGAGCGTGCCGCCGCCAGCCGTGTATCCGGTGCCGGACACTTCGTTTGTCGCGGTGTAGGCCGTGGTCGTGGCGTCGAGATTGGCAGACGAGGTGTAGAGCGCCAGCTTGAAAGTGTCGCCGCCAGAAGCGCGGAAGTCGTGGACACCGAGCAGGACTTCAGCCTTGAAGCTCGTCGGCATTGCTTGGCTGATGGGCATACTAGGTCTCCTACAGATCGAGAATGGGAGTAAGGTCGGCGTGCCCGGCCTTGGTAAGCCTGTTGGCCAGTGTGACGTTGTGCGACCGCACGGCCTCTTGCAGATAATACACGAGGACTTGGCGAATGCTATCCCTGAACGCTTCTGCCTGATCGCGAATAGCTGGGTGGGCAGAGCTGCCCACGTGGATGATCTTGTCGAGGGCGCGCTCCGCGATCTCCTCCGGGGTGAACCCCCGCTCGTGGGTGGTGAGGACGTTCACTGCCCCCACCGCGCCTGTACCTATGTCAAACATCGTTTTACCTCACGGGGTAGCGGACTTGCAGGTTGCGGTAGTTGTCCTGCCGGTTCTTGCCTTCACTCAGCTGCTTCAACATCCCAAGCGCCTCGTCGTATCGCTTTTGGTACTGGGCGATGACGTCCTGCTCGCCTTTCATAAAGGTGTACGCCTCCAGCAGGGCTCCATAGAGCAGCACCGAGTCGAAGTTCGTGCCCAGCCACGACGTGCCCGCCGTCACGATGGACGTAGGGTAGTAGAAGTAGTGTAGCTCGAACTGGTAGGTCGCGTCCGGCGTCGGGGCCAGGATGAACGAATCCTTGTCGAAGAAGGCGTAGAAGAGCGGCTTCCCGGCGGTGTTCGGGTTCGGGTAGGATTCCCGGAGGAAGCTGACGTCCTTGTTCAGCAGGTACTCGTAGTTACCGCTGCCGTCGATAACCGCCAGAGAGAAGTTGGCCAGCCAGTCGGCGGGGACCGTCAGGTACTTGTTACCCGAGGTGCATTGGCCGGTGACGTTCTTCCTCAGGTCCAGCAGCTGCACCGAGTTGAAGATGCGTTGCTCAGCCTGCTGGATGAAGGTGTTGATCTGCTCCGTGGAAGTCAGCGTAGCCGTTCCCGACCCCGTGGAGTCGGTCCACGTGGTTCCGGGGAAGTCGTTCTCGACGTACCCTTTGATGGTCTCGAACAGCTGCGCGTAATTCACGGGTTAGCCCATCGGCCCGCGAGAGTGGAGCCCCTTCTTGGCAGCGCCCGTGCCGCGCATCTTGATGCCGCCGCCCTTGGCCAGCTTGGTCTTCGGCTTGCCCGGGTGCATGGAGGACTCGTGCTTATGGACCGCCGAGGCGACCATCTTCTTGTCCTGCTTGAGGTCAGACTTGTTCATAGTCAGCTTCCTGTAGTGACGGTGACGGAGCCGACGGCTCCTGTGCATACTAGCGCATTTGGAATGTCCGGCAAACCGAGCGGATTGTTCAGGCCTACTGGGTTCCACCCCCACTGAATGACGCGGCTACCCTCGCCGGGATTGTTGTTGTCGTTCAGCCCGGACTGGAAATAGCTATTGTCGGGGCGGGGGTTGCGCAGGGCCTGCGGGTCATCCACCGGGTACATACCCAGTTGCAGCTGCGGGTGATCTGGCTCCCAGCAGCTACGGCAGACGAGGATATTAACGTTCTTCGTCTTGATCGTGAGCTGGCGCAGCTCTTTGAGCTTAAAGCGGAAGCCGCACCTGTCGCACTGAGCAATTGCGCGTTTGCCTGTGGCGAACCTGTTGGGCATGGGTCACCAGAACGTCTGTCGCGGGGCGATGCGGAGGGGAGCCTTCTCACGGTCTTCGTCAGAGGCCAGCTGCCAAGCTTCGTCGTACATCTGCTTGAGCATCCCGGTACGCTCCATAGCCCCCGGGATTTTCATAGACAGGTGGAAGGCCAGCCCCGCCACCATGGCCGGGAGGAAGCGGAAGGGGATGTCCTGCGTCGTGACGCCGCTACCAGCGTCTTGAATGCGCCGAAGCCGCCAGTAGACGAAGGTGTAGTAGTTGGACTGGTCCGGCACAGGCCATACGGTGACCCGTGGGGAAGCGACACCCGAAGGCTCCGTGGCCCCCGACCGGCGCTCGATCCAGACCTGAATTGGCCGCCCCTGGGCGTTTTTGTTCGGAATCGTGGCGTAAGTGTCCACACTGATCCGATTAATGTTGATGTCCGTCTGTTGGAGACCCGACTGGGTCCGGATGACGTGGTCGATAAGGTCGATGGTGTCCACGGGCAGGTTGTACGTAGCGGTGCCCGCTACAAGAGGGATCGACCCCTGGTCGATGGTCCAGAGGTTTACGCCCCGGTTGGCCCACTCGATGGACATCAGGTTCAGGCTCCGGCGAGCCGTGCGAAGATCATAACCCGTACGCAGCTCAGCACCGCACCTCTCAAACGCCTCTTCTACGAGGGCGTTCAAGTCGAGGTCGAACGTCGCTGTGCCACTAGTGGTCATTACTTCTTAAAGCCCTTAAGCGTTTCTGCGAGCCGAGCACGTTGACCCAGCTTGCCCGGAGCCTTGGCGGCCTTGGCGAGCTTCTTGGCGGGAATCTTCTGCCCTTTCGGGACGCCCATTTGTTCGCGGAGCGCCCCAGGCTTTTTTATAGCCCCGGCGATCCAACTCCCGCCCTTGGAGGCTTTCGCGGGCATCTTGGACTTCTTTATGTCGCCCATGCCCCGAGAAGTCCTCACTTGCAGCCCTTCATCGCCTTGCCGCCCTTGGCCATCTTGACCATCTTCGTCTTGGTCTTGCCCTTGCGGGCGATGCCGTCAGCCTTACGCGCTTTCATAGCCGTGTCCTTTTGTTTAGCTACGTTTACCCATCTCTTCGACCTTCTGCTCAAGGCGCTCGAACGCCCTGTCAAAACGATCTCCAAGTTTGTCCACGAGCCCGTTCATCTCTGCCCGGGTCACGTGATCTCTCGCAATCTCCTCACGCGTCTTGTTGAGGAGGATGCTGATCCGGTTAAGCTCGTCCAGCTTGTGCTTCACAAGGAACCCCAGAATCCCCACAAGGCCGGTAAGGATGAAGTTCCACAGGGTCTCGATGGCCATCTCAGCAGTTCCACGCACGCAAACTCTTGTTGATCCGGCTGTTCGGGTCGTTAGCCGTCTTCTTGCTGGTCAGCTTCTTCTTCATACCCGTCATCCGGGCACAGAAGCTATCCCGACGAGGTCCCCCCTCGGGTTGCGGGGCCTTGAGCCCCGGCTTGCCCGGGTTCGCGCGGTTGTAGGACGCCCGCCCCTTGGCGTTCAGCCCGCCCTTGGGGTTCTTGCCTGCCTTACGTGTCCATGCGGGAGACTTGGCCATCACACGTACTTCTTCTTGACCTTGCCGCCGCGCTTCAGGGCTTGGCCCTGTTTATTGTGCTCGCCCGCAAAAATGTTTCTGTTCGCAAGGCTAATCTCGCGCCCCCGCTTGTCGTACTTTTTCTCCTCTGGGGGTTTCGGCTTCGGCTTCGGCGTATCTGACTTCATAGACTCGCGGAACGCTACACTGAAACGCTTACCCGCCGGGAGCCCACGGGTCTTGGGGTCACCCTTCGCAAGGAAATCAACCGCGCGACCGACCGAAGTCTTTTGGCTTTCCTTGGAGCGGACGGTGTCACTTTCCGCCATCATCTTGTCGTACGCCTTCTTGTTGTCCATACCCGTGGGGGGACGAGAGGCGGGACGCGCCGGAGCAGCCCGCTTTGGAGCCGCGACTTCTTCCTTGAGCTTAGTAGTGTAGCTCTTGCCGTTCCACGTGAAGGTCTTTTCGCCGCCCTTACGAGCAGCGCGGAAGGCTTCGGAGAAGCTGCCACCAGCGGCCATCTTTTTCACGGGCTTCTTAGCCATCACGCGACATCCTTGTTCACGGAGACGATGCGGGGGTAGAGGGCGTCCCGACCAAAGTCGCCCTTGTACTCTTGGACACCCATGTGGCCGAGCGGGATGGCGGGGTCCACCCACACCTCAAAGCCGTGCTCGCGGGCGCGGTCGCAGAAGAGGAAGTCCTCCCCGATGTACCCTTCTTCCGTAAGCATAAAGTCGAAGATGCAGGGCACGGACCGTTCAGAGCGGGTCTCGTAGTAGCGCCACTCGGGGTGGGCGTCGTTCAGGGTCTCGAAGACTTCGCGGCGGACCATCATGAAGGCAGTCGCCACCCGCTTAGCACGGACAAGGCCCGCGCCGTTCATGGTCAGCTGGTTATCTTCGTCTTGGTCAAGGGTAGCGATGTAGGTCTTGGTCTCGCTACGGGTACGCGGCACAGCGGCCACGATGCCCTTCTTGGGGTCCTGGACCCAAGCCATCAGCCGCAGGATGGCCTCCGGCTCGAAGTTGATGTCGCTGTCAATGAACAGCAGGTAGTCGCAGGTGGAGTCCAGCATGTCCTGCACGAGCAGGTTACGCGCCCGGGACACCACGGAGCATCCGCAGATGCTGCCGATCTGGATGTCGATACCATGGGACTGCGCCGTCTGGGCAAACTGCGCCAGCGAGACGGCGAGTTTCAGCGAGACCTTAAAGTCGTAGGCCGGGAGAGCGATGAAGAGGCTCTTCCCTGCCATGTTGAAGCCCTGTTGTGTCTCCACGGGTCACCCATAGTAAATGACGGTCGAAGCCACGTTGGTCACGGTGCCCGACAGTCCCTGCTCCGCGAGAATGCCCTCGCCCGGCAGGATGATGTAGATGTAGCCGCAGTTGGCGACGGCGGGGGCGTTCATGGTGAACAGGGTTTCAGCCCCGCTCGTGATGGCCACCGAGCCCGCACTCGCGCCGCAGACCGCGTAGATAGCCTTGATACGGGTGCGGAACGTGATGTTCTGCGAACTGGTGGTTGTGAACGCCCCCGTCGCGGTAAGCGGCGCGGTTGCTTTGACGTCTGTTTGCATGGCCGATCTCCTTTAGAAGCTGCGCCTATTAGGCGTCAGCGAACGGAGTAGCCAGAGAACCGGAGCCGATCAGGACACCCTGCACGAGGTAGCGGTTGGCATGGATGGCGGTGATGGTCAGGTACGAGCCAGCGATACCGCCGGTGGTCGTGCCGTTCAGGTTGATGACGTCGTTGGACGAGCCGTTGGGGACGTACAGGTTGGAAGCGCCACCAGCGAGCGCCATCACAAGGCCGCCAACAAACAGGTCGCCGGGGTTGCTGCTCGTGGTCCTGATCTTCAGGGTGCCGGTCGTCGCCTGACTGACGAAGATCGTGTAGGCGACGCCCTCGTTGTTCGAGTTGTTGGGGTCGGAGCCGGGGCCAGTGTGGACCGGATCGTCCGAAGCGTTAACCGCCGGGAGCGTGATGGTCCCCGAGGTACCGCTATAAAAGATCGTTCTGCCGCCGTGAGTAGCGGGATCAAGGGTCAGGGAGCCGCTAACAGACAGGGCCATGCCCGGACCCTGCGAGATGAAGCCGTTCAGCGAACGGACGGGACCCTGAAAAGTCGAAATGGCCATGCCATTGTCCTCGTGTAGTAGCACTTGCTGCGTAGTCTCTACTAAGTCGTCCGGTCCCGTCTACGCAGCTAAAAATACCGGTTAAGCGGTTATAGCACACGGTTACCTTTCCGCAAGTTGTCGTGTGCGGTGAGTATCTGAAGATTGTTCTCCACGTGTAGCCCCGACACCAGCCTGCCGTGTAGCGGGATGGTATGATCCACGTGATGCACAATGCCGGTGGCGTCCGTCAACCGGCGGGCCTCGGCGTATATCTGGACGACAGCACGCAAATCTGCCCACGCTGGTGTACGATTAACCAGGGTTGCGCGGCGTTTAGCCCGCTTAGCCCGGCTTTTGTCGCGGTTGGCTATATACCATTCCGCCGCGCGCGCCCGCGCCGCGCCAGGGTTTTTTGTATCCCACGCTGAGGTTCTAGCACGGGCCTCTTCCCCGTGCTCGGTCCGGTACGCGGCCCTTGTAGCGCGTCGCTTAGCCGTATGTTTTTGGTAGTCCTTAGCTGCCAGCCCGCGCGCACATTGGCAGCACCCGCAATGCGCGGTGTACCGCTCGGTGCCTCCGCAGGTACGACAGGGTTTCCCCCGATACCTAGGATTCCCGCCAGTTATGGCTTCTTGCCTATTCATGCGCCGCACACCAAACCGGCTCAGCCGGGGACAGCAAAGTCTGCTAGGCCAGTCGGTACGAGTGATTTTCCTAGTGTAGTATTGGTAGCACCGGTCAAGAAAAAGGGGAAGGAGTTTCCTCCTTCCCCCTGATCTTTTAGGCTCCGGCGGAGCCGTAGATCGACAGCGGGTCAGACCAGCCGAACGAATAACGCTCGCGAGCCTTATACCGCACGTTCCCGGTATCGAAGTCACCATCCATGCCGGTGCTCATGGGAGCCCGGACGAAGTGCTTCAGGCCGTTCGGAACGTCCGTGGTCAGGAACCACGCGTCCGGGTCGGTCAGGAAGTGGTTGACCGTGTAGCCCCCGGGAATAACGCCCATGGACTTGATGGCGTTGATGTCGTTGTCAGCGGTGCCAACACGGTTGGGCGTGTCGAGCAGGCGTTTAGCGACGAACATCAGGCTCGGCGGCAGGATCAGCTTACGCGGCTTGGCCGCGATGAGCAGGCCGCGCTCGTCGGTCCACGCAGCGATCTGAATGACGGCGGCTTCGAGAGACGTTTCATTCAGATCAGCGGGGGTGCTGGGGATGTTCGAGTTGAGATCACCGTTAGCCAGTGGGTGCGAAGCCGAGAACAGGGGCTGGCCGTCGCCGCCAGCGGCAGCAGCGGTGAAGCCGTTGTTCAGAACCGCAGCGCCCTTGGTCTGCTTGGTGTACGACATCGCACGGGCCAGAGCCTTGGTGTAGCGCGCCGACAGGGAGTCATAGAGGTTGTCCTCGATGGCCTCTTCCGTCAGCGAGAAACCAAGAGCGATGGTCTCGTGGTTGTACCGAGCAGTCCAGACTTCCTGACCGTTGTCGTACGCGATGGCAGAACCTTCGTTCTTCACCGGTGCGGCGCTGAAGCCAGCAAGCTTGGTTTCTTCTTCGAACGAGCGCTCGGAGCTTTCGGTTTCGAAAATCTCCTTATGCTCTTCGCCGTAGCGGCTGTACTCAAGGCCGAACAGGGCGTTCAGACCCGGCAGGAGTTCCTTGAGCAGCTGTGCGCGTGAAATCGCCATTGGTCAGGACTCCTTAGACGCCAGTGGGGTTGAGATATTGATGCATACCCTGGTTCCACTTCACCACGACTTCCGTAAAGGAACCCGCGCTGGAGGTGGTTTCAGCGATGACATCGACGACGCGGACCGGCCACGTAGACGTGGTAGCGGTGGTCGCGCTGACCGCGACACGGGAGTTACCCGTAGCGGTGTTGCCAGCGTTTTGAACCAGGACAGCGTTTTCGCCAACCGCAGTGCGGGTGACAGCGCCAATCGTGGTGCCAGACGACACAACGGCGACCTTGAACAGTGCGTCCGGGTCGTCGACGACCGAAGCCACGATGTCAGAGGCGACGACCGCACCGGGGTAGAACTGCCGGAAAGCCCTGCCGTAGGTAGGGTCGGTGTACGAGCAGCCAAGGAACACGCCCACCGGAGTGGCCGAGTTGGTGCCGGTGTCCTTGCCGATAGTGCCGTCGTTGTTCAGCCTCACGATGTCGCCAAAGAAAATAGCGGTCGCAGAGCCAGAGTTGATGGGAAAGTTTCGGGTGGACCCCGCGAAGACTTGGCCACCGATCAGGTTGATCGGGATAAGTCCGTACGGGGCTGCAACTGAGGGATAGGGCATAAATAGCTCCTAGAGGGTTATCTGCCTTTGCCGAACGAGACGGTAGAACGCCGTTCCTTGAAAAGGGGCATACGGGCGTCCTGTTCCTTCATGTAGCTGTTGTCCACCGACTCGATCTGAGCTTCGTTCACACGGCCATAGTGCGCTCGCCGTTGCGCCATAAACTCAGTTGGAATCTTGCAGAGCAGCAGCCCGCCGACTTCAATGTTGTCCTTGAACCGACTTCCCTCATCCGTCAGGTAGCGCAGCCGGGGCTGCTCTTCGATCCGGACAGGTTCCCAGCCTTCACGGAGCTTGGCCGACATGTTCTTCGGGTCAGCTTCGTTCTCGGCAGAGACACGAATCCACCGGTAGTCGTATCCGGCTTCCCGGTCGGGCTCAGGGAGACCGGCGGCGGGTTGCCACGACTTGGGGCGTTCGAGGGTAGCGCGAGTGCGGTCTTCGCGAGTGAGACGAGTTTCAACCATTAGCGGGGCTCCAGCTTGAGAACTTCCCGGGCGTATTGCTCGGGGGTAATCCGAAACTTCTTGGCGACAGCGGCCTGAGAAGCGGTGAGTTGAACCTTTTTGGCGGTTCGGCTTCGGGATGCGGGAGCAACAACGGTTGCAGGTTTCGCCTGACGCGCAGGTCGACCAGCGTTGTCGGTCGTCTTGTCTCCGCCGAAGTACTCGGGGAAACGCTTGCGCATCGTTTTGTCGATGGCGCTGAAATATTCGTCGGACCCCACAAACTGGGAGCCACGTTCAAGTTCGAGCTTTTGGTGAAGCCCGAGAGCAGACGCGGTCATCTCTGGGTCCCGACCCCACCAACCCGAATTGCGCTCTTGCCACGCAACGGTCTTGGAGTCGAGCCGGGGAGGAACCGGTTGTTGGTACTGTTGTAGCTGCTCGTCCTCGTCCTGTAAAGTAGGTGTCGGACGATAATTGGAAATCTGCTCGGCGCGGAAGGTTGCCCGGTTCAGCTTTTCTTGGGCTTCGACCACCTTATCAACATCGCCAGACTCATACGCGTCCCGATACTCCCGCCTCGCTTGGCTCAGCTCGAAGTCAGCGTTCTGCTTCACGCTGCTCAGCAGAGAATTCTCACCCTGGGAGATGCTGGCCTTAAGCCTGCGGTTCTCCTCCAGCAGCTGTTGAGCGGCGGCGAAGGCTTCGTTTTTCTCCCGCTCCTCGCGCTCCTTGGCCCGGCGCTCATCGTGCCAGACCTTCTTCATCTGCTTGAAGCGGACCTTGACCTTCTCAGAGTAGTCGTCCAGCTCGTCGGTATCCAGCTCCTGGACAATGTCCTGGGGGAGTGGGTCGCGCCCCTGGTCCTCTTCGGGGGTATCGTCGACAATCTCGACGTCAAAAGCGTCGTCGAGGTCGTCCATGGCGTCTACGGTCGCCATCAGCTCTTCATTTTCGGCTTCGTCAGCCATTTTCGTCTCCTTTGTACGGGGTCTTGCCCGTTCTGCGATGCCACTCCCTAACTTCTTCTAGGGTGGGTGGGCGATAAGGGCGTTTGAGGCGCCCAAAAAGGCTTTAGCCGCGCGAAATACCTCGCGGGTCCTCGACGACTGACTCCACGGCGTCGTCGTTGATGATTCGGAACTCTTTCCCGTGGATTTTGACCCGGCTACCGGCGTGCGGGCGCGTCAGGATGAAGTCTCCGACCTTGCACCACGGTCCAGAGGGGAACTTGGTCGTGTCTTGGTACGCATCCGGCCCCATCTTGAGTACGAAGAGCACCGGAGTGGTCAGTTCTTCGTACTGCTTGGAGATATCGGCCTTCCAAATACCCCCAGCAGTGCGTTCTTCGACCTCCGGAACCGCGCAAAGCAGCCGGTAACCCGTCGGAGTAGGTAGCTGAGTGGCCTTTTGGACCTCTTTCTCAGTATCTTCCATGGGTTCAACCGCAACTTCAGAAATCATCATCGTTCTCCATGCTCTCAGCGGTAATAATCAGGATGTCTTTGGCGTTCAGAAGCCCGCGATACCTGCCGCAGGCAAACTTATAATCGCCAATGTCCTTAGCGTGCCCCAGGGCAAGCTGCCTTTCGATTGTCGCGCAGTCTGCGTCGATCTTGGAAATGAGGTGCCTAATCAGTTCGTTGCTCATTTACGTCCTTTCGGGGGCGTTTGCTTACTGGGTTCCGGCTTTTCTCCCCCCTGGGCGGCCCCAAGGAGGGTTTGGAGCAGGTTCTGCTGCATTTGGGCTTTGTCCTTGGAGACTTGCGCGCCGAGCTTGAGCCCTTCGAGCTCCTGCTGGCCATCCATACGGCGCTTTTCGCCCTCGGCTTTGACGCCTGCGTTGAGCCCGGCGATCTCCTTCTGGGCGTCGATGCGCTCGCGCTCGATCTCCAGCTTCTCGGTCTTCTCTGCCGCAGTCACGGCGAACTGCTGCTTCTTCAGGTCCAGCTCGCCCTGCTTGATAGCCAGCTCCTGCTGCTGCATCTGGACGATGGGGTCCTGCATGGCCTGCTGGTTCTGAGCCATCTGGGCTTCGGCTTGGTTCTTCTGAAGCAGCTGGCTGGACGCGGCGGCGGCCAGACGCGAGATGTGAAGCTCCAGCTCCGGCGTCATCTCAGCATTCGGCGGCGGCAGCGGCACGCCCGCCTGTTCTTCCACCTGTTGGCGGTACTGGAAGGCCAGATGTTCAGCAATGTGCGCCTGCGCCGCAGCCATCATGGACTGAGCGTTGGGGTTCTGGCCCATCAGCATCTGGACCTTGGGGTCCTGAAGCAGGTTCATATGGACCTGAATGTGCGCCTCGTGGTCTTGGTAGATGAACGCCTTGACCGGCTTGTTGTTGATGAAGTCCATGTTCTCGGACACGGGGTCGCGGGGCTTCATCTCGTCCTCGTCCTTCACGATGACGAGCTTCTCGGCATTCTTGATCCCCAGCGCCTCCAGCATCTGCCGGTGCAGGTAGGGCATGTCGTAGATTTGCGGCGCACCCTGAGCCAGTTGAAGGACCGCCTGATACTGGACGATCTTCTGGGCCATGGTGGCGGCGTTGGGGTCCGACACCGGGATGACGTCAACCTTGTCGTAGTCGCTCTTCTTGGCTGCCCGGCCACCCTCGACCGGGTCGTAGTCGTAATCCTCGGGCGTGTAGTCGCGGATGATCCCCTTCAGCAGGCGGAACTCCTGCTTCATGGAGTAGTGCACGCGGGCCTGAACAGCCGACATCACCTTCAGGGTGCGCTCAAGGATGGCCAGCGTAGTGCCCACGGGAGCCTGCGCCGACATGTCGCTGATCTTCATATCCGCCGCAGAGGCGAACCGGCGGCCTTCCTCCACGATTGTGCCTAGGAGGCTATACAGAACCTGCGACGGCTCTTTGTATGGGAGCGGCATGATGTTGTCGCGCATGGTCCCGCTGGCCACATCCACGTCCCGCCACTCGGCAGGTGCGATGGGGGTGTCGTCGCCCTTGACCCGCAGCCCCTTAGTCTTGAAGCCCCCGGGCAGGTTGCTCAGCGTGCCTGCGTCCACCAGCTGGCGGATTAGTGAGGTACTGGATTTGGCGAAGGCCCCGATCAGGTGGATCAGGCCGAAGGCGTAGAAGCCGAAGCCCGGGACATAACCGTAGTGGACGAAATGGTTCCGACGCTGCTTCAGGTCGTCTTCCGGGTCCCAGTTGCGCCGGATGGACAGCACCTTCTGCGACGACTTCTCGATGGTCACCACGTAGGGAACGGCGATGCCGTCCTTGACCTCATCCTTGGTGTACTTGTCGTCCGGAATGCTGATCTCGACATGCAGCTCCAGCAGCTTGTACCGGTCGTGGTCGTAGCACTGAAGCCCATCTTCTCTGCGATGGCTTTCTCAATCTCGTCGAAGGCGTCGTCCGGCTCCGGCAGGTCCACGTCACAGTAGAACCCGGAGGTCTGGAGCCTGCGCAGCTCGTTCTCGGTCTTGCGCATGACATGCGTGACGCGAGGGCTCGTCTCCAGATTAGACGCCCCGTAGGGGACCACGACATCCTCGGCGGGGATATACATCGACACCTGCCGCCCCAGCGACGGGTCGTAATAGACCTTCTTGAAGGCGTTGCCCGCCAGACCCAGACCCCACAGCATCCGCTCGTGCTCGGGCCGATACTCCACCATGACGTCGGTCAGCTGGTAGTTCATATCCTCCTGCACGCGCATAGCGGCGTCCCGCTTCTCGGGCGTCTCTTTACCGATAATCTCCGTGCGGACCGGACCCTGCGCCGGAAAGGTCTCCATCATGGTCTCGGCTTGGAACTTGACCAGGGCTTCGCTCAGCATGGGGTGGTAGACCCCACAGGCCCCCGGCCACGGCTCGGTCCGGTCCTCGACCTTCATCCCCAGCAGCTCAAGGCCGTCTACGTAGGTCTGAATCCAGTCCTTCCGCGAGGTGACGTCGTCTTCGAAGTCGCTCATCAGGTCCGAAGCCAGCTTCGACAGGACGTCGTCGTCCATCTCTTCCGCGAGGTTGTTGGCGAAGTCGTCTTCTTCCTCGTCCTCTTCTTCCTCGTCCTCGATCTCTTCCGCGTCCGGGTCCTCGATCTCGATCTCGATTTCCTCGACCTCCGGGGCGTAGTCGTCAGGCAGGTTGACGCCCGGCAGGGCTCCGCCGGAGAGGGTCCCATCCAGGCCAAGCGGGGCTTGGTTAAGCGACTTGTCGATAGCCATCAGTAGTATCCCCGTCCTCGGCTGGACTTGAAGTATTGAATCTCGTCGGGCTCATCGAGGTCGGCGGCGATGTAGCCGCCTTTGCGGAACCGCATGAGCGCCATGGACACGGTGTCCACATAGTCGTCGTGCTCGCTGCCCGGAAAGCTGGCCACCTCGTCGATGACTTCTTCCGCCCAGCGTGTGTCGGGAGCCCAGACGCGCCCGGAGGCAAACAGGTCCGAGACCGCGTTAAGCCTACTAATCTTGTCGTTACCCCGGCTGGGGGTGAACTCCTGCACCGGTACGCCCATAGACCTAAGTTCGTAGATGAGAGGAGCTCCGGACGCCTTCTTCTCGACGATTAGCCCATCTGGCTCCCACTCCCGGTACTCCCTGAGCACAGTCCGCTTGAGCTCCGGAAACTCCATCCGGTCTCGGAACGCATTAAGGAGGATGATGTTGGCTTGGGTGGTGCCGCTGTCGTCCGGGTGGTAGAAGACACCCCACGTAGTGCAGGCTGAGTAGTCCGCCCGCTGGGTCTTCTCGAAGGCCGTATCCCAGGCCTGGAGGATAAACTCACACTTGGGCGGGTCGGACCTTTCCCAGGTTTGCCACCACTCCCGCTTGACGATAGCGCTCTGATCCCCGGTGGGGTTCTGCTGGTACTGCGCCATCCACTTGGAGTTGGGCAGCTCCGTCTTGAGCGCGCTTAGCTCGTCCAGCGACCAGAACTCGGGCCACAGCGGATTGCCGCTCGGCAGCAGGGCCGGAAACTCAATAACCTCCCACTCGTCCCCGCCGCGCTGGGCGGCAGCCTTGATGACCTTGGCCGTCAGGTCGCGCTGCGACCACCGCGTCATGACGATGACGATAGCCCCACCGGGCTGAAGGCGCTGACGGGGGCCGGAGGTGTACCACTCGTAAGTCTTGTCGTAGATGTCCGGGTTGGACTCCGCCAGTGCAGCCTCTTGTTCGGAATTATGGGTAACAACGTACCCACGGCCAGCAAGGAAAAGGCCGTCTTCCCGCTCCACGGTGATGCACTGTACTGAGCCGCGTTGCTCCGTCTTCTGGGCCGTAATCGACCGGTGCTGTTTGTCGTGGGTCGTGCGCGTTCGGTATCGCTTGCGGGGCATAAGGGCGCAATCTTTCAGCTTGAAAGTCACCCGGTGCATCTCGCACGTACCGAACTTGCCCTTCGTTGTGTACGTACGCCGCTGGCACTTGCGCCCTAGCGACCGTAGCAGCTCCACAACCTGCTCGACCAGCTCAGCGTCTCTGTTGTGGAACACGCACTGCCCAGACGCAGTCACATTGCCGTCTGTATCCATAAGCCCGCACAGAAGGTCCATCCGTTGCAGGAACGACGCGGTCATATACTGCTCGGGGATGTGCTTGTTGCCGAGGACCCCCAGCGTTTTTAGCTGGCTCCAAAGCCCTTTCACTCCAAAATTAAACTTGTCCGCTAGGTCTGTGGTCTCGTACCCACGACGTTTGAACTCGCCCCGCATAAACACCGCGTCATCAGGGTGCGCGGTCATACGCCCTAGGCACGACGTCCCGTCCCCGAGCCACGCCCCGAGCACCCACGGGTCAATCGGGAGGTCTATGTGGGGGTACTGCACCGCTGAATGGCGCGGGATCATGAACGCGCTGGACCGGGACTCGGTAAGTTCTTCGGTAGTCAGGTTTCGGTAAGGGTCCTTGGTCCGGGTAGACGTACGCACACTCCACAAGTGCTTGGCGTCAGCGTAAATAATCTCGCCATCGAACGTCCTGACCTCGAACAGCTCGCGGTCGTGGTAGACTGGCGACTTGGCTACTACCTTGGTAGGCCACCCATCGGGGCCAAAAACTTCGTCACCGACCTTAAGGTCACCCAGCGCCACAAACCCATTCGGCGTGGCAATCGGCGTCGAGACCTCAAGCGCGTGCGGGTCGTCAATAATGAGCAGGTCAGCGCCCTTACCCGTCACCGCACCGCCGACACCGATGGCGAAGTAGTCGCCGCCCTTGGAGGTGTTCCATCGCCCAGCCGCCTTGGAGTCCGCGCTCAGCACGAGGTCCGGGAACACTTTCTGATATGCCTCGGTGTCCACGAGGTTCCGCACCTTCCGCCCGAAGCCCACGGCAAGCTCAGCGGTATGCGAGCACTGGATGACCTTCTTGTGCGGGAACCGCCCGAGGAACCACGCGGGCAGCAGGTAGGACGCGAACTCCGACTTTGTATGTCGCGGCGGCATATTAATAATGAGCCGCTTGCAGGTACCGTCTGCTACGCGCTCAAAGGCTTCCGCCATCTTGGCGTGGTGCCGTCCTGCGATGAAGGTCGGCCACATGGCCTTGACGAACGGAATGTACTTGGTCTGGTTGAGCTTGCGGTCCTTGAGTTCCTGAAGCCGTTCCAGCTCAGCCAGCAGCACTTCCTGCTCTTGCAGGGGCAGGAGCGGAAGAACCTTGGGGATGTCCGCGAGAGAGACGTTCACTCGTCGTCCTCGTCGGCGGTTTCGTCGTAAGGTTCTTGTCCAGCGCGGGGGTCAAACACGCTAAGCTCGTCGTCGAGGTCCAGACTGACCGGGGTGACGTCGATGACGTCTGCGTTGAGCAGGCGTTTAACCCGGGCGGTAATGGCGCTCTCCAGCGCCTCCGGCGAGTTGTAGTTGATGTTGATCTCGCTGCGCTCGGTGAACAGGCCGATGTCCGAGTGCTTGCCCAGCAGCTCGATGGCCTTCAGCTCGTACTTGGGCTCGCCGCAGTTCGCCAGTTCCATGAGCTTGTTTGTCAGTGCCGATCTGACTTGCACCACGTCGGCAGCCAGGGCTTGACCATACTGCTTCAGGAACGCGCTCGCCCCCAGGGCCGTGGGGTAGTTCTTAAGGGGGGCCTTTTGCTGCTGCTTGGCCACGGCGTCAATAAACGCCTTCTCCCGCTCCATGGTGGTCGGGTCCACCTCCGGCAGTACACCAAGTCCTTCCAGCAGGTCAGCGGTCGCGGCTGATACACTCAGCTCATCGAGGAAGGTCGACGGGGTTTCGTCTTCCAGACGATAGGGGAGCGGATGCTCCGCCGTCGGCTCGATCTTCACAACTGGCATAGGTGCAGCGTCCGGTTTGGGGGAAGCAGACCTTCGCTATACGTGCGCTCGTAACGGTAGACAAGAATAAAAAAGAACCCCCCGGAAGCCAGCTCCGAGGGGTTCTAAGAAGCGCCCCGCCGACCAAAGCGAAGCACAGGGGCCTACCACGGGGGGATATTATCCAGCCGGGGAGAAATGGCAAGGGCCGAGGTTTCCCCCGGCCCTCGAACCGCCAGCACGCTGACGGCGGGTATCTGTCGGCGCAATTCGCGCGCCGGACGTCCAAGCGAAAAGTAGCGCGGCGAAAAGCCAAGAGGTCATTGTGCGGCCTTTCCATCTCTGTAGGCGGCGAGGGCTTGGGTGGCGCGCTCCCTATAATCTGCGTAGAGAAAAAACCCGTCCACCAGTCTTGTGACATACTCCACCAGCACCTTAGCCCGCTCCTGCTCCTGCTCTCGGGCCATGCGGGCTCCTTGGACAAAGACCTCACAGAGCAAGTTGTCGTAACGGTTTTGTTCGGTCGCGGGTCTGGGCTTGAGAGGGTTCGTATCCATCCACTCCCGATACGCCAGCACATCCGGGTCAACCGGCTCTGGCGGGGTCCAGCCTTCGCGGGCTAGGCGGGCGGCGGTTCGGGCCAGTTCCCCGAACTTCAATCCGCCCGGCCTTTCCTCGCAGATGCGCAAAGCCTCTCGGCCAATGGCCCA